TAGAAAATTCATTATTAATGAGTGGATTACAAATAATTCCTACTAAATCTTTTAAATATGAAGAATTAGATAGTAAAGATATTTATCTTGAATTATTTGACGCTATGTATCATGCTAGAAATCTTTCTAATGCATTTGATTCTTTCTATGAATTTATGATTGATCCTATCACTAAAGAAGTATTAAATGATTTGGATTATCCTACAGATTTTGTATCTGTATTACTTTTTGCTAATGCTTTATTAGCAGATAACTCTTATATCATTGAAAATAATATGAATCTTTACAGAGTAAGATCTAATGAAATCATTAATGCTATTATTCATAGAGAATTAGCAGATGCTTATGCTGCTTATAGAGTAACTGCAAATGCAAAGAATCCTACAAAGATTTCTATCCCTAAAGATGCAATTATTAAGAAAATTCTTATGACAAATACTGTTGAAGAATTTTCTACCCTTAATCCTATATATGAATCTGAAAAATTACGTACTATTTCTACAAAAGGTGTAAATGGTATGAATTTGGATAGAGCATATACATTAGACAAACGTTCTTATGATCCTACAATGATGGGTATTATAGGAATGTCATCGTCACCTAAAAGCAATTGGGTGAGTAATATAGTAATATATTACATGAATCTCTCTTAATTTCTGGGAAATCTATTTATAGATAATCAGAAGCCAAGACCAATTATATATTGGTAAGGTTCAACGACTAAAGTATTTAAATGAATACTAATGGAGAGCTCCTTTAATAAAGGATGAAGATATAGTCTAAACTATATAGTAATATATAGAAGCTATTAAATTAGCTATATAGAATTAATACTTCTATATGAATATAATTGGATGCAAATGTTGGTGTTGCTAGAAAATTAGCTTTAGAGCCTAATATTAAAGGTCCTAGAGGATATTTAGATATCAATGATGATAATTCTAAATTAAGCGATGCTAACTTATTTACTGCCGCTGAAATGTTAACGCCTATGGGTAATACTCATGATGAAAGTATTAGACTTGCGATGGCGTCAAAACAGAGCGGCCACATCATTCCTGTTGAAAAATCATCACCGGTTTTAATTTCTAATGGTGTAGAACAAACTATTCAATATAGTTTATCTAAAGATTTCATTGTTACTGCTGAAGATGATGGTGAAGTTGTAGAATTAGATGATAAAACTGGTCTTATGATTGTTAAGTATAAAAATGGTAAATCACAAGCTATTGATATTAAACCTAGAGTTGTTAAAAACTCTTCTTCAGGTTTCTATATTTCTAATAAATTAGATACTAATTATAAGCTTGGTGATAAAGTTAAGAAAAATGATATCTTAGCTTATGAAAATAAATTCTTTACTCAAGATGGTCATAATGGTAATAGATTTAATATCGGATCATTACAAAAAATTGCCATTATGTCAGCATATTCTACTTATGAGGATAGTACATTTATCACTCATAAAATGTCAAAAGAAATGTCTTCTGAGATAGTTATGATGAAAGATGTTATTATTGGTAAAAATGCTAATGTTGATCATATGGTCAATATCGGTGATCAAGTCCATGTTGGTGATATCTTAGTATCTTTTGAAACTTCTTATGAAGATGATCAATTAAATAAATTCTTAGCCTCTGTTGGTGATGAATTAAAAGAAGAAATTAAATCTCTTGGAAAAGTTCCTATTAAATCTAAATATAGTGGTGTAATTGAAGATATTAAAATCTATAGTTCAGTGGACTTAAAAGATTTGTCTCCTAGTTTACAAAAAATTGTAAAAGCCTATTATGATAAAATCAATAAGAAGAAAAAACTTATTGAGAAATATGATAAGAGTGATGGTATCATTAAAGCAGGTATGTTATTTAATGAACCTACCGGTAAAATCCTTCCTACTGCTGATGGTAAGTTAAAAGGTAAAGAAGTATTTGATGGAGTATTAATTGAATTTTATATTAAGTATCACGATTCTATGGGCGTTGGCGACAAGCTCACTTTTTACAGTGCATTAAAGTCGATTGTCGGTGAAGTTATTGAAGAAGGTTATGAACCTTATTCTGAATTTAGACCTGATGAAGAGATTTCAGCCTTTGTAGGTCCTTCTGCAGTTTTACAACGTATGGTTCCTTCAATTATCTTTACTATGTTTGGTAATAAAGTTCTTATTGAATTAAAACGTAAATTACAAGAGATTTATGAAAAATAAAATAAAAAATAAATATATATTATTTATACAGTAGATATAATAGATTATTCATTTTATATAAGGAAGAATCTTATTAGATTTTATATATTATGAATTGATAAAGGAATGCTGTAGTAAAAAGTTATTATAGTATTAACTTTATTATAAAAGATCTATTGTATAAATGAGTTGATATTAAGAGTTAATGTTAATCTTAATCTGTAAGGAGTTTATTTATGAAAACGAAGAAGTATGATCCGAATAATTTTGTCATCGATTATGTATTTGCTCGAATTGACAAAGCATATAAAAAGTTAGCAAAGAAACAGGATAAAGAAGCACAAGAAATTATCGATGGTATCTTTGCAACGAATGATGAAGAAACCACTAATACAAAAACACAGCCTGAACTTAATAATAATTCAGATTGTTATATTGACAAGAATGGATGTTATACGATTATTATTAACGCATAACATTTATTATAAAAATCTTATTTATAGAGGAGAATTACAACTATGAAAACTTTTGATGAAGTATTTAATGAAATTAAGAGCAACGTTTCTGTATCTAAGAGCGGTAAGGTTAAGAAGACTTTCAGCCGTACTGACTTTGATACCCTGCTGAAGGCTATGGTTAATGAGCCTGAGTATACTACTGAGTATTGCGGTACTAAGGGTGGTGAGATGGTTAAGAAGTCTGTCCAGCCTGTTAAGATGTTCCGTGAATCTCTGAAGCGTGTACTGGTTAACTTTGGTGTTGACTCTCATGATGCTGAGAAGATTGTCACTGAGTATAAGTTTACTAATGTAGATGGTTGGTATGAGCTGATGTCTGAAATCATCTACCGTTATATGGAAGCAGACAAGAAGTTTGATTTCCCCACTCGTGAGGATTTCAAGGGTTCTGTTTCTGTGAAGAATGTTGAGAAGTCTGTTGGTACTTATAGTACTATTAAGAAGAAGGGCGACAATACTCCTTCTGAGACTTTCAAGATCGAGACTAAATCTCATAAGATCCTGGAGAAGAAGTCTAAGGCACCTGCATGGCTGAAGAAGAAGTTTAAGTAATTAATAAAATCCCAATACTGGAATTCCAGTATTGGGATTATTTTTTTATTTTTTTCTTTATACGGGTATTTTTTAATGTGAAAACATTACATTAAATATGAATTCGGTATATTAATCTTAATCATACCATTACATCCTTTTTGAAAGGAGGATAATATAATGGCTGATAGACCTAGAAATAAAAAAGGACAATATACTACAAATAATGGAGCATGGTTTAAGAATGCTGCTAAATCTTTAGGATATGCTGGATTAGATTTATTAAAAGAAACTATGCCAGCAATTACAGAAACTATTGATATTAATAAAGAATTTGTAGTTGATATTGCAAATACTTTAAGAACTAGTAGAAGTAAAAATAATGGTAAGTTTAATATTAAACAACATCTTCAAGGTAAAGCATTGGATAACTGGAATGATGCTGAAGAATATCTGAGAAATGCAGTAACTGACTTAAAAAGTGGTCAGTTTTATAATAAAGAACGTATTCAACATACTGCAGATGAGTTCGGTCTTGATGATTTTGACTTCGATTTTGGTGATGACTTTGATGTATCATCAGATTTAGACGATTCTAATTTTGAAGATAATTCTGTAAAAGTTGTTGTTCCTAATGTTAATATTACTAGTAATATTAATAAAGATAATCCTATGGTTAAAGCTGTTCAGCAACAGAGTAAGTTATTAATTGATGCTGAAAATGCTTCAGTTAAGAGACAAATTACTATTGCTGAAACACAAATGAAATTAGATAAAGATCTTACAGGAGTTTTATACGGTGGTATAGAAACTGTAAATACAAATTTAACTAATCTTATTACTTTTAACAATGAGCATGTTGGTGGATATATTGGTGCATCTTTAAAATATTATGAAGAAAGTATTAAATATATGGCAGATATATCTAATACTCTTAAAATAATTAGTGGTGCAGTTGAAAGACCTAGTGAACCTGAAAATGTTCATCCGTTAGAGGAAATCACTACCTATAATGGTGCTTTAAATCTTTCAGGATATAAAAATGTTGTTAAACGACAGTTTAGAAATGCAATTGATGAAGATATGTTATTAGGATCTATTATGTCTATGCTTGAAAGTGATGGTATAAAAGCATTGGCACAATCTCCTTTAACATTTATTCCTCAAATGATATTAACCAAAATGGTTCCTGATTTCTTAACAAAAACATTTAAAGGTTTTGATGAATCTTTTAAAGCATTCATACCTGCGTTATTAAATAAGATGGGGTCATGGGCAGATGAAGCTAGTGATGATTTAATGTCTGCCTTTAAAGGATTCATTGGTAGTGTTTTAGGTATTAAAAATGTTGGTAAAACTGAAATAAATCCTGCAATGTATGAAAAGGGAGTAGTTCCTTTTGATGGAATTACTAGAAAATCTATTGTAGAAGTAATTCCAGGATATTTGAGTAAGATTTTATCAGCTTTAACTGGTAAAGATGAATTACTTTTTGATAGTGACCAGGGTAAATTTATATCCAAATCACAACTTAAGAATGAATATAATAAGCAAGTTAAACGTGCTGCTGTATCATCATTTGACGCTGCTGATGAATTAAAAAGTAGAGTTAAGGCATATGGATTAGAAACTGATGAAGAAGATAAAGTAAAAGAACACATTGATGATTTATTAGTAGCATTATCTAAACGGAAAAAATCTTTTAATCCTCATAAAATAGGTACTAATGATGATTTGGAAGAAATTTTAGGTGATAAAGTTTCACCTAATGAATTAAATGTCATACGTTCTTTAATTTTATCATTAGACCGTTCTCAAATAGAAAATTTAGCTGGTGCAGGACATATTAATGCCAGACGAAATGTTACTAAGTTATTAGAGAATTATGAAAAAACTGGTAATATGGTCGGTATGGCTCAAGTTAATGGGTTATATGATAATGATGCTGATTATTTAAGTAATAATCCATTACTTAAAGCTACAAAAATATATCCTAATCAAGGATCTAATGAATCAAAAATGGTTGGATCTATTTTTACTCCTACTGATGAATTTGGTAAAAATAGCCTTAACTATTTACGTGATATTTATAAAGCATTAATACAAGGTATTGGTGTATGGTTTGTAGATCCTATTGAAGGAAGATTAGCTGGTTTAGAAAAATATGAAAATGAAAATAATGCTACTATTTCTAAATATGATGGTTATAATCCAAGAACTATTACAAATTTAACACCTGAAGAAATAACTAAACGAGAAGAACAAGGTATAAAGAACTTTAAAGATGTCCATAATATTACAGGTGAAACTGAAGAGCAAGTTGAAATCATCCGTAACTATGTAAATAAACGTGAAGGTAATCTTACTACAGATCAGAAAAAACCTAGTCATCTTAGTAAGTTAATTAAATATATTTTTGGTACTAATGAAGAAAAACAACAGGTTGTTGAAGATACTGTTGGTGGATGGAAAACAAGTCTTAAAAATGCATTTACAGCTGTAGATGAATCTATGTATAAACTTATTTTTGGTACAAATTCTGTTGGATATGAGAATAATACTAAAAAAGGTTTATTATCAGCTATGACAAATAACTTTAAAATTTGGTTATTTGGTGAAAAAGATGTAGAAGGCAATTCCATTGGCGGTATTTTTAATAAATTTAATTCTTTCTTAGTTGAAAAAATCTATAATCCCATTAAAGAAGCTTTCATTGGTAAGGATGGTATTATTACCAAATTTAAGCAATCTGAAATGTATAAAAAGATTATCCAAGGTGCTAAGACTACACGTGATAAATTATTTGGTAAAGTTGGAGAAGATGGCACTCGTTCTGGTGGTAGATTCTCGGATATGTATAATAAAACTACTACTTATTTTAGAGGAACTAAATTATCTGACTTTAGATATAATGAAGCTACTGGTTATTATATTGATAATAAGACTGATGAAGTTATTACTGATCCTAGTATTATTAGACAACTTGAAAGACGTAATAAAAATGGTAAATGGGATAAGAATGTTAAAGCTGGTAGACGTGTCGCTGGTGTTTTCGGTGAAGTAGGTAATTTCTTTGATGATTTTAAATTAAATCTCAAAGAATGGTTATTTGGTTCTGATACTGAAAAGACCAAAGAAGATGCTAAGGGATTATTATCTGATGTAGGTAAATACTTTAAAGAAGGTTTACAAGGATTTACTGATTTATTATTTGGTCAGCATTTTGATAAAGAAAAGAATGCTGTCGTTTCTAATAAAACTGTAGATACTTTAATTGGAGAAATAAAAGAAAAATCACCTAAAGCAATAGCTGGTGGTATTGTTGGTGGTGGTATTGGATTATTAGCTGGTGCTGGTGGATTCGGTATTTTAGGTTCTTTATTTTTAGGACCTATGTCTGGTGTTGTTATCGGTACTGCTACAGGATTCTTATCTCAGTCTGATAAATTTAAAGATTGGTTATTCGGTAAGACTGATGAAAAAACTGGAGAAAGACTCGGTGGATTTATTAGTAAATCTACACAGGAATTCTTCAAGAAACATAAAGGTGCCATGATTGGTGGTGCCGCTTTAGGAATGTTAAAGGGAATTACCGGTATTGGTATTTTACCTTCTTTCATTTTAGGTGGTCCTCTTACTGGTGCTTTATTTGGATTAGGTACATCTTTACTTACTAGATCTGAAGCTTTCCAAAATATGATTTTTGGTAAAGATAATGGTGACGGTACTCACACTGATGGATTAGTAAATAAAGTTACTGGTAAATTAAATAATGATAGTATTAAAAAGAAATTAGGATTTGGTGCTGCTGGTGCTGGTTTAGGTGCTATTTTAGGTGGTACTTTAAGTTCTTTTGGTATATTAGGTAGTATTGCATTTGGTCCTTTATCAGGTGCATTATTAGGTGCAGCTGCAGGTATTACTATGGCTGCAAGTAAATGGTCAGATACTATTTTCGGATCATTCGATAAGGATGGTAATCGAAAAGAACAGAGTATTCTGACTAAAATGATGAATGCTGTTACATTAAATATTTTAGAACCTGCTAAGATTCAGGTTATGGAATGGTCTTATAATGTACAGGATTGGTTTGCTGAACATATTGCAGAACCTTTTATTGATTCTGTGGAACCTTTAAAAGAAGAAATCAAAAGATTAAAGGATAGAATTGTCGGTTTTGCAAAAGATGTTTTAGATAAATTACATATTACAGATTTATTTGAAGATATTGCCGATGGAGTTAAGAGTGGATTTAATAAAGTTGTTAGTTTAGTAGGAGATGTTGGTAAAGCTGCATTTAATACCATTACTAAATTTACTGGATTTGTCTTGTCTTCTCCAGTTAAGTTAATTCATTTTATTGCTGATAAAATCATCATGCCTAAACATATGCGTGAAGGTATTGAGAAAGTTAGAGAGCAAATTATTGATAATATCAAATCTTCTAAATTTGTACAGACTATAAATGATAAAGTTATTGAACCTTTCAGAGGTTCTATTATGGATATTACAGATTTTGCTAAAGATAAAATTAAAAAATTATTTGGTGGAATCTGGTCAGGAATAAAATTACTTGGTAAAGGTATACTTGGTGCTGTAACTTTACCTTTTAAAGGTATCGGTTTAATAACTAAAGGCTTTAAAGGTTTATCTGATAAAGCAGACGGTATTCGTGATACTGATAGACTGAATAATATTATGGGTGAAGATGGTAAAAATCGTGGATTTTTACAGTCTGTTGGTGATTTAGTCAGTTTAGCTAATCCTTTTAGTTCTTTAAGATCTGCCGCAAAGCATAGTAATGATGGTGCTGCTTATCAGGATGATAGAGTTGCAGCTAGAGAACAACGTAAAGCTGAAAGAGAAGCTAAGCGTAAAGAACACCAAGAAAGAATTAAAAAATTACGTGATGATTTAGATGGTCGTAGAGAAAGAGCGAAAGCTTTTGGTTATAATACTGATGGTTCTGATTCTGATATTGATGTTGATAAATTAATCGATAAGGATCTGAAACGTAAGTATGGTAGAGATTATAAAAATATGTCTGCCAAGGATAAAGACCAATTTAAAGAAACTAAAGCAGTTAATAAAACCATTTTCAATATTAGTGATTTCCTCCATGATATTCTCGATATTTTAAGAGGTAAAGGTGGAGGTGTAAAAGTTGACGATCCTGAAAAAACTAACAATAATAATACTTCTACAGATAGTGATAAATCTAATAATGAATCTGCTACTGTAAATATTAATCCTGATGGAACTACAAATGATCCTGAAGGTTCTGATAATAATGATCCTAATAAGAAGCAATCTAAAAAAGAAAAAAGAAAAGCTGAACGTGAAAGATTAAAAGGAAAAAGTTGGACACGTTCTGTAGGTAAATGGTTTAAAAATAAATTCAATAAATATAATACTACTGGTGAAAGCGAAGCTGAAGATAAAGAACAACGTGAAGACGATCAACCTTCTATGAGTGATATGTTACACGGTACTTCTAATAATACTGCTTCATCAGATGAAAATAATACTTTAATTCCTTATGGTGGAACTAAGAATGGTGAATTTAAACGTACTGTATTAGATTACCATACTACTGGTGAAACTGAAGCTGAAGATAAAAAACAGCGTAAAGAGGAAGAAGATAAAAAGAACCAATTAAGTATATTAGATAAAATGAGGAATTTATTACAGATTGGTAATGAAGACAGAAAAGAACACAGTTCTGTATGGTCTTCTATTTTTAGTAAAAAAGGTTTAATTACTGGTGGTTTATTATTGTTAATTCCTCTATTAATGAACTTTATTAAGAAACTTCCTCAATCTGTTAAAGATTTATTTGCATCATTATTTGGTGGTGGTACTTCCAATAATGAACATGGTGCAGATTATGAACCTAAAGAAGGAGAAAGCACAGGTTCTATAATAGTAAATAAAGCCAAAGAAATATTAGGTCTTCAAGATACTAATGGTGATAGAACTGATGCCACTAGTGATATTCAAGTAAATAGTGATGCTGTTGAAGCTGCTACTGTTGGTGGTATACGTATTGGTGCCAGTGCTATAAATGCTGGTAAAACTGCTATTAATTCTACTAAGTCTATAATAGGTACAACAAAAGCTGTTGGTAGTTTAATTACAGGTAAAGCTGGTAATTTTGAGGACAGGTCAGTTAAAGGTGTTATAAAAACTTTAACAGGTAAAGGTAATGATGCTACCGACTATAAAGCTAAATATTTAGCAAATGATGATAATTTAAGTATTATTAAACGATTTGCTAATTTCTTAGATGAAGCTGTGGAAGCAATTGCTAATGCTTTAAAGAAGAAATTCCCAAAAATTGCAAGTAATACTGTTGTGAATACTATCGGTAAAGCATTTAAAACGATAGTAAAAACTCCATCTAAACTTCTTAATTGGGTAGATGATATAGCTAAAGGTTTTGGTAAAGCTGCAGCAGTTATTACTTCAGGACATACATTAGATTTAGTTTTAGGTGGATATGGTGTTGTAAGTGGTTTCACTGCAACTGAAACTGCAAATCTGTTCAATGTCTCACAAAAAGATGTAAACCCCACTATGAGAGCTGCATCTTCTATACTTAAAGGTATATTAAATCTTGGCTGGGGATGGGCTATTCAGTTAGGATCTGATATATCTGTAGCATTAGGTGGTCCTGATATTGTTAAAATGTTAGCAACCTTATTATACACACTACTTAGTGGTGCTGATGCAGATAAAGCTAGTACGTTATTAAAAGCTCAACAGAGTTTTGATACTGAATATGCTGAATATATTAAAACTCAGGAATATCTTAAAGGTAATGCTGAGTTAATGATCGGTACTGATGGTAAAACTGAAATTATTATCAATGATGAATCTAAAATTAAAGAATCTAAAGATTCTTATAATGATAGAACTAATGAAACTGTACTTAGTAAGATTTTTGGTGGACTTGGTTCTGCTTTGGATAGTACTAAGAAATTCTTTGTCGGTCAAATTGGTAATGATGATGAATATAAAAAAACTAAAACTCAATTAGAACAATTAGAGGAATTAGTTAAAGAGGGTGCTGTTGATAAAAATAGTGAACTCTATAAAACTACCAAGAAAGATCTTGAAGATGCTTTAAAGAAATATGAAACCAAAAATGGTTTATTCAAAAATAATACTAAAACTACTAAATCTACTAAATCTACTCCTATTGTTAATTATGTTAATACATCCAATATTACTAGTCCAACTAAAGTGACTAATACATCTAAAGAAACTTCTGCATATTGGTCTACTGTAGGAAATAAAACAATACCTGTTGGAGGTGTTGGCGGATCAATTGAAGAGTTAGACACTAATGTTAATCTTAATAATAAATCAGATACAACTAAAGAAAATGATATTATGTCACCATTGTTATCATCTTTTAAATCATATAAAGATGTCATAAAAAATTTACAAAATTATATTAAAACTACTGTAGTACCATCTACTGATAAATTATTAAAAAATGATATTAATATAACTAGTACTAAAGTTAATAGTAGTGATGAGCTAGGTTCTGTAAAAGAAAGTATTTTCCACGGCGCAAAAATGTTAGCAATACCTATTTATGCACCAGTTAAAACTGCTAAACTTGTATATGAAAAAATAAATGATATGTTAAAAGGTACTAACGACATACCATTATTTATTGATAAAGTTACCAATATATCCAGTTTAACAAAATATAATTATTGGACAAATGGTAAACCTTCCGGTACTGGTATTGCCAATACTTTTAAGAAAGTTATATTCCAAATTGGTAGAACTCTATTAAGCCCATTATTCTTCTTAGATGAAACTCTTGAAAAAGTTTCAAACAAAGCAAATAGTAATAAAACAAATTCATTAACCTTAAGCTCTACAACCTCAACTAGTAATACATCTAAAGATACTTCTGCATATTGGTCTTCCGTTGGTGGAGGACTTGGAGGTTCTGTGGGTCCTGGTATTGGTGGTGCTGAAGAATATGATATGCTTAATTCTTATTCTGTAAGTAGTCGATATGGTCAATATCGTACAATTGAAGGTAAAACTGGTTTTCATCGAGGTGTTGATCTTTATAAAGGTGTAAATTCCCCGGTATATAGTTTTACTGATGGTACTGTTGATAAAGTTGTATCAGGGTATGCTCCTAATAGTGGTTATTATGGTAGTACCGATGGTCAAGGATTTGGTAACTGGGTAAGAGTCAAAGATAGTGCTGGTGTATATCACCATTATGCACATATGAATGGTGTTAATGTTTCTGAAGGTGACAGAGTTAATAGAGGTGATCAATTAGGTATTGAAGGTCATACTGGTAGTAGTACTGGTGCACATTTACATTACGAAGTTCGTAAGGGTGGCACATCTGGTACATATCATACTGATCCTTACACATATTTAAAAAATTATGTTGGTACAGTTATAGAAGATATTATATCTTCTCCGGAACAAAATGGTTCAGTTGATGATACTAATATACCCGGTTCAATAACCACTACATCAAAGCCTAAAGGATTATATGGCCTAACAACCAAGTTTAGTGAATTACTTAATACTTTAATCTCACCATTCTCTAAGTTTACGACATCGATATCTAATGAATTATATAAATTATTGGGGATTGATAATGATGAGTATACTGATAACGGATCAATTTTAGATATACCTGAAAATAATGATAATTCAAATGACATTCCTTATACAGACACTCCATCATCAAATGTTCCAGATACTATTCCCGCAACTACTATGTCAAAGAGTCCTGTTGCATCTGCAATATATAACTTCTTTAAAGCTAAAGGTTTACCTGATGTAAGTATTGCTGGTATTCTTGGTAATTTAAATGCTGAATCTGCATTAAGGACTAATAATCTAGAAGATCAATTTAATACTAAATTTGGTTTATCTGATGCAGAATATACTAATGCTGTTAATAATGGTACATATGGTGATAGTAAATTTATTAATGATAGTGCAGGCTATGGTTTAGCTCAATGGACATATCATACTAGAAAAAAGGCTTTATTAAATTTAGCAAGATCTAATAATAAAAGTATTGATGATTTAACTACTCAGATGAATCATCTATACAATGAGCTTGTTGATTATGGTACTTTTAATTTATTAAAGAACTATACAACTGTTAAAGAAGCTAATGATAAGATGATTTATTTCTTAGCACCTGATGTTGAAAAATATCCTAACCTTGTTAATCAGAGATTGGGATATGCTAAGGGATATTATGATCTATATAAAAATAGTTCTACCGCTTCAACATCTACTAGTGCAAGTAAAGATACATCTGCATATTGGAGTTCCACCACTAATACATCTAAAACTACTAATGCTAATAATAATGGTAGTAAAGATACTTCAGCATATTGGTCTTCTATCGGTGGTGGTATTGGTGGTTCTAATGATGAAATCACTGCTACACCATATTTTAATAGTTATAATAAATTTAATACTTCAACTTCCAATTTTAAACGTTCCATTAGTAATATATTAACTTCTGGCAGTGATGTCTCTAGTAATACAACTCTTAATAGTGTTATTGAATACTTAAAGAAGATTGCTGACGGTATTATGTCTATCGTTGATAATACAGATAATACAAATTCTAAACTTGAAGACATTAAAAAGATTGAATTTGAAAAAGCTGAAGCAAAAAATAATGTAGCAGTTATTGGTGATACTAAGAAAGAATCTAATTCTCCGATGTTTGATATCGCAAGCAATAGAAGAAATAGTATATCTAGTAAAGAATATAAAACTGCTAAATTAATTGCTTCTGGTTCTGGTGGTTAATTAAATATATTAAGAGATATAGGGAATAATCCCTATATCTCTTATTTTTTAAGTATGAATAATATAAAAAACAATCCTGTAATAAATGAAATTCAAGTAAGAAGGTGATTTACTATGGGTCGAGTTGCATGTAAATTTAATTCAATTAATGGTCCAAATACAGGTGTTCGTACTAGATATGGTACTAGTAATTCATATACATCTGCAGGATATTTACTTAAGAAAAACTGTCCCGGTGGAATTTTTTATGTAGAAAGTACCGATGGTGGTGTTAATAATTATTTTAAATTAATTGATCCAGATTCTTATCCAGGCATTACTTCTAATGGTAAAACTGTTTATGTATTTTTAAGTAGTCAATTTTTAGAATATCCTAGACCTGATCAAGTTGTAGAATTAGGTAGAACAACTCATGGTGGTGGAGGTGGAACATTTGGTACTACGACTGGAAGTAGTTCTCTTACAAATGGTGTAGTATCAAATAATAATAATTTAAATTATGGTGTTGTTAATTCTTCAAATATTAGTGGTGTTACTGATTTTTTAAACAATACCAAAGCATCTACTATGGTCGCAGAAAATACCCGTGTATTTGGCTCACCATTTCAATTTTCTAATATAGCTGATAATAGACCTTTTAAAAATGATAGTGATGTTAGTGGTTACGGTAGAAAATATCTTGAAAATATTGTAGCTGAATCTCCTATTATCTATATTACACCAGGTGTTCCTAATTATATGCCTGGTGTTCCAGCAACTGATAAAAATAGATTAGCTACATTTATATCACAAAAATCTAGTGACAGTAATGTTAATAGTTCAGAAATTGCAAATGCTATCAATGATATTGAAGGTAGATATTATGATTTCGTTCCTGCATATGCAGAATATATGAGATATGTTAATTTGTTGTGTAGAACATGTGCACGATATATGGGATTATGTAGTCCTGATGCAACAGGTAAAAAACCAGAAGTTCCAGGATTTCCTGGTAAACATTATGATGATTTTGATTGGGGTCGATGGACAAATATAAATTATTCTATTGAAGAAAAACAAAAACAAGGAATATTTGAAAAAATTGGTGGTGCATTTTTAGATCCTGTTGGAACAGTTACAGATACTTTTAATAGTGTAATTAATGGTATTACTGATGACTTATTTGGTGAATATAAATTTTTGAAATGTTATGTTGATCCTTCTGTATCTTTCAGTGAATCTAGTAATAATAGCACAACTTCATCAATGGTTAGTGGTTTATTTGATACGGTAGAACAGATTGTTAGAGAAGCTAATTTCTTAACATCTGGTGGTGATATTCTTACAACTATGAAAGAAACTACACAAGATTTCCTTGGTGGAATAACAGGATTAGGTTCGGGTGATGCTAATTCAGGAATTAATAAACTTTTTGGTAATGCAACTCATGTTATTTCAGGTTCTAATATTATAATTCCTGAATTATGGGGAGATTCTAATTATGATAAATCGTATTCATTTACTGTCGATTTAGTATCCCCGTATGGTGATATTGAATCATGTTATTTAAATGTCATAGTTCCCATGATGCATCTTATTGCAATTTCAATGCCTAGGCAAACTAGTGCTAATAGTTTCGGTTCACCGTTTTTAGTTAAAATGTTTGCTAAAGGATGGTTCTCTTGTGATTTAGGAATTGTAAGTAGTATTCGTATTGAAAAACAAGCTGATTCTTGGAATATTCATGGCATTCCTAATCATGTGAAAGTTGAAATAAGTGTTACTGATTTATATCAATCATTATCTATTTCAAAAACGTCTACTCCAAAATTATTCTTTGCTAATCAAGGATTGATTGAATTCTTAGCAGTTACATCAGGTTTGAATATTACCCAAGGTAATCTTGGATTAAAGATCGATACTATTATTCAAACTTATACTAATACATTAAAGGATTTATTCCCCAATATGTATGATAGTATCGTTCAGTCTATTAGAAATTCAATTGAAGGTTGGTTTAAAATTACAAGATAATGGTGATATATTAATGAAGAAGAATAAAAAATTAACAGAGTATTTTCAAAAATATGGTAATATTCCGAATGATTATTATGAAAGATTCACTTATTTAATATCTGAAATGAATTTAAATCTAAAAGATATTGATAAAATAAAAAAATCTATAAAACGAATTCTTGGTATAAAGTATGAAGAAATATCATTTGTATTTTATTTCTATCCACAAGCAACACCACGACCAAGATACTCTAGATTTACAAAAGCATTTTATGTGAAAAATGCTTTAGATTACAATTCTTTATTTAAAGAATTTATGGAATCATGCGAAGAATTAAATTTTAAAGTAATAACTCCTTGTGAATTAATTTGTAAGACATATTCACCAATACCATCAACAATGAATAAAGTTGATAGTATATTAGCAGAATTAGGTCTTATAAAACACATCTCTAAACCAGATGGGGATAATTTATTAAAGAGCTATTCTGATATGATACAGAAAAATTTAGTAATAGATGATGCCCTATTCTATAAAATGTATATAGAAAAGTTATATTCATTTAAACCACGAATCGAAATTACTGTAAGATATATGTTAGATTACGATTCTAAATATAATGAGAAAAAGATTAATAACTATAAAACATTCGATAAGAAATAATATTATTATATACAAATAAGTAAATAATAAAATCTAGATGAGGGAGGTCGATTCTTATATGGAGTTAAATTCCATTATTAATGATGATAAAATTAATAATAAGATTAGAAATATATATAAAGTTATTAATAAAAATGAAGATAAATTTAACGAAGTATTTAGTAGAACTTTTGAAGATATTAAAAATATCTTCTCTGATGCTACTATGAACTCTAATATTATTGAAATTTTAAATAATGATATGCATTCTATTATGGAAAAGAGAAATGAATGTCATGATATTCTCTCTCATCATGCTGATGATGTGTTGGATGTATATTCATATTTAATTCCTTTTGTATTTAAGATTAATGTAGTAAAAGATATGATTACTATAAGTAAAAAATATTAATATTATGGAGATAACGGATTAATCCGTTATCTCCATATTTTTTATTTAATCTCCAATAACAGTATCCATAAAATTAGATAAATCAGTATATTTATCTTTCATCTTAGGATTCTTTTCAATAATACTATCAATCTGTTTCTTAGAAATTGTAACGAATCCTTTACATTCATTTTTAACAGCTTTATCCTTACATTTCTTAGTCATGAACTCAGACATCTTAGTTCTATGTGTTTCATTAGAAGGATCATCTTTTAACTTGTTAAAAATACCAAAGAATTCAGAACGATTCTTTGCAAACTCTTCAGTTTCGATAACAGTATCAACAGTATTAGTTACAGGATTTAACATATTCTCAGTGAGCTTTTTAATATTTTCATAAGAATAATTTTCAAATCCCATGGTATATAACATTTCCATTAAAGTATACTTAGTCAATGCCTCAGTAAGGATTAAATCCATATTAACTTCAGTATCTTCAACAGGCTTTTCATCAGTGAGAGCATCATCAATATCCATTTCAGTATCATAATTTCTAGCTACTTCTTTATCATCTTCAATATTTTTCATATCAGTAGCTACAATAGATACATTTTCAGTAATGTATTCTTGATAACAATCCCTAAATAAAGTATCAAATAAAGTACCACTCTCAACAATGGGTTTATTAAGAATGATATTATTTAAAGCTTCATTGAGTTTTTCTTCAGTATCAGCTTCAGTATCCTGTTGTAAAGCAGCTACAATATCCTCTTGTTTTCTAGCAGCTTCTTCGCTACGAGTCTTTTCATCTTTAACGACGGTTAAAACTTTATCTTTAACTAATTCACTGATCCTGTCAATGTTTAAATTATCCTTTTTAGAATAATCTAACATATCTTTTTCATCGGAAGTCATATCAAAATCAATGAGATCCATGTTTTTGCATTCTTTAGAATCTTTTAATTTACGATCACAGACTTCTTTTGCAACAGCTTCACATACAGATTTAATCTTCTTTAATAACATATTATCCATGTTATTTTTAATAGCATTATCTAATACTTTGAAGCCACCATTTTCATCAACATATTTATCAGTTAAACACTTAATATGATGACAATTTTCTTCTAAGAAATCATCATCCATTAATAAAGAATTATAGAATACTTCGAATAAAATATCCTTTAATGCAAATTCCTTAGCTTCGTTATTAATTCTATTGATATTAATAGGAATCTGAGATTCCTTAATATATCTATTAACAATACCTTCATTACGTTTATTTTTATAATAATCGGCTTCTGCTTTAAGCATATTAGATTCCATGATTGATTCTTGTTCCAATGCTTTCATTTTACGTAAAGTAGAATTTGCAGCAGCAGAATCACTCATAGTATCGATTTTTCTAGTATATGATTTATTGAAAGAATATGCCTCTACAGAAGTACATACATTAGAAAAGGGATTAGACATTTCCTATTCACAACCTTTCATAATTTATTACAATAATGTTTTTTAGACAATCTGAATACTTATATCTTCTAATTTAAGTGTTAAATATTCAGGAATATAGCAAATACGTTCTTCTTTAGTAAGAACATTTAAATCTTTAGTAATATTAATGATTGCTTGTACATCGGTACTATAATCATTTATTCCAGTAAATTTTAAATATTCAATACTAGAGAAATTATTCTCTAATGCTCTAATTAAATTAGATACATAGAATGTATTGCTACCACTATCATTAATATTTTCAATATATTCTTTAATAAAGATTTTGATATCTTTTTCTAACTCCAATACATCAACACCAAATATTGTATGAATTTTAAAGCCGATACTTATATTGACCTTATTCAATACATTATTAGTATCTTGATCTGTAATAAAGTTTTTAGATTTACCATAGGTATTATAAAATTTAATATCGATTGCATAATTATTAGTAATTAAATTTAAAATATCATTTATATAGTTATATTGAGTTGTAAATGTATTATAAAATTCTTTATATACATTGATATCTTGTAATGTAGATGTAGAAACTAATGGTACAGAATCCATCAATATATTATATGTACCACCTATAACAGCACCGTTACCTTCAATTATACCATCATTATTATATATGTATTGAGTTGTACTACGCATCATTTTGATAGGTTTGATAAATGTTACAGGATTAGTTTCAGTTGTATATGTATTAGTATGGATTAATGTAGTATTATTATCTGCATACTTATATCCAATATCAATTTCTAATACACAGTCTGTCATAGGAATTAAATGTTGACCAGTGACTTCATTAGAAGTGATATCTATCATATCTAATATTCTAAATCTGTTATTAGATAAAATATAATCATCAGTTTTAATTTCACAACTAAATGTATACACATCTAATTTAGTATCCCAAGATTCTAGTTTCATATTTGTATAACAAATTGGAGAATCCATAGAACCACTAGTTGCAATTAATTTAACTTGTATTGATTCTGTTATAACTGTATTAATAATATCATTTGTAATTGGATCACGCTCTTCAATAATCATAGGATTATCTAAATCTGTAGTAGGTGATACTGTTAATTTTACAGTATAAGAATCAGACCCACTAATACCATCTCTAGTAATACTCAAACTGTTACAAATGAATTGAACTAATGATGTATCATTGACATATTTATAGTCAACAACATGTTTACTTTCGATAGTTGTTAAATAATATCCTACATCAGAAGGACTTTTAGAAAAATAAATTAAGAAAGGATTACTATATAAAAATTCTTCATTGTCTGAAGAAATAGCCATTATATCATTATCTATTCTTTCAACAACATTTGTAGTATTAGGTTTATATTTAAAAATATGACCAGGTTTCATAATATAAATATTACTTTGTGCTAATTCAATATCGAAATCATTGACATTTAAATCAAGTTTTAATGTATTTGTACTATATATTTCATTATTACTATCTTTTAATAATACAAATGCATTAAATAATCTTTCAAATATATCATCTCGTTTTTTCAAGAATAAAACATTTGAATTAAAATTTCTATTAAAGTTATCAAAATATAATTGTAAATCATTCTCATTAGTATATGAAGCGACAGTTGAGAACATTTCAATTATCATATTTTTCATCTCATTAATATCTAATGGTTGTTTACCGCTATGAGAACCTGTCATAGGAATAGCAAATAAAGTAATATGATTGTTATAATCATATACTTCTGAGTTTGTAATAACCTGAATATTATCACCAATGTACTGTTCAAAATTACCAGCATCACCAGTTGTAGTATAATAACTAATATTAATTTCAGAATTATATTTAGGATAAAAGTAATTATCTCTAGAGGAGAAACTAATTTCTATCTTATTTTCATCTATAGCTTTATAATAACAGAAAGGAGCTTTTATCGGAGCACTACCAAGAGCCAATTTATCTAACTGTGTATATGTAGTAGATCCAGCTTCTCGATAAAATACTTCAAAGTTTGCAATATAATTATCGTATTCTAATGTATATTTAGGTAAATTGATGATAGTAGTATCAACTACATTATCATTCATTGTAAATTTTTCAACTTGATGAGTCCTAACTTCTAACTGAAGATATTTATTATTTTCAACATTTACTCGCTTTAATTTTATATAAGGATTTATAATATCACTAATCGTATTATTATATACACTATTATTTTCAATTTTATCATACATTGCTGTATATATACGATCATTATTATATAATTTATAGTTTATTTTAATACTGTAATCAGGTTTAAACGGTATATCTTCAACATATATCGTCATATTGTTATCCAAATAAAATTCATATAAATTTGCATAACTATTATAAACTGCATATTTAGTCACATATTCCTCAGGAATAAATAATAACATATCACATTGAGATGCAGTTGCAAATATACCATCTATTTTAAACAATGCTCCATAATTGAATATACTTTCAGGAATAACAGCTAAATTGGGAAATATTTCATTCAGATAAGTTGAAATAGTATTAAATGAATCTTCACCAATAGTACCTAATAATTCTGTAGTATAACCTAATAAACCAATATTAAGGTCATTAACTTCTTCCATATTAAAATATCTTGGAGCTAATTCATTTATGGCAAAATCTTTTATTTTATGAATACTACTATAATTTCGTGTCGCCAAAAGTATCACTCCGTTCTAAAACGTAATTTATATAAATATGTATTATTATGAACATCATCTATTGTTTCAACAAAAGGTGTTCCGACAAATGTTTTACCAGTAGATCCTAAATCATAATCATATATTTTTGCATATTTGGTACTTGTCTCTCGTTCAGAATTTTTATTAAATTCTGCTAATGATGTTGGCATCATATCTTCTTTCCATGAATATTCATAATTTATATTATATTCTGGAGCTTTACCGACACCACCATCCCATGAAGATCTAGATGATGGAATAGTTGTAGGAAATACTCCAGTATATTTAGTCCAGAAAAGGATAGTTTCACCATCTGCACCACATAAGAAATAGTATACAGAACATGCATAATCTATCGTTCTATTAATAATATTACTTCTTGTAGGAGAAAATTCTCCACGATAAACTTTAGAAATATAGTCTACCCAAGCTTTATGGATTTTATAAATATTATAATTATTATCATCAGTGTATGTAATGGAGAATGCATCTGCTGATTTTGATTTTACATTATTTTTACCATATTTAATTTTCCATCCAGTAAATGTTTCACCATATTCATCAGTATCTACATATTCATCTTTTAATTCAAAGCTTCCTGCCTTATTAGATAAAAATGGATTAAAATCATGTGCATATGAGAAATTTCTACCAGTTAATGATAGTAATAGATCTTTATTATTTTTAAACATATAATAGTAAAATGGATCATTAGATACTTTAGGTATTAATGTATTCTTATCTGAAAATAGATTTAAATCTGGTCGTGTAAAGAATAAATAAGCAAATGTTTTAGTTAATACTGTTTCAGGATATGCTATTTTAAATCTATTAAATTTAGTTAAAGTATTATTTTTTATTAAATCAGGATTTATATTACCGATATTTAAATTATTTTTAGCAATTTTTATATCATTGATAAGTGAATCATATCTCATATAATAATTTTCAATGTGTTTATTATATTCTTGAAATTCACCAACGGGTGTTAATGCATTCTCGGTTTTACCAGTATATGATAAATATCTATCAATATTATCTGATGTTGATATAGCTTGAGAATTTTTGATGACACCATTTGTATTAGAATAAGGAGATGAACTGATATTAGGTGAACTAGGTGTTACATTAGGTTGTGCTATTGTAGTTCCTGTAGTTTGTGATGGAGATAAATATCCAGATTTGACTAATTCATATTCTGAATTTGATATAACTTTCCACCAATCTAAATGATCATAACTTACTGATACATATTTAACAGGTGTTGCAGATAAACTGTATCTATCAGGATCTAATAATACATAATATTCACCACTACCTAAATCAGCATTACAGAAATAATGTAAATTATCAGGACAGCTATTTTTAAATAAATAACCTGTAACAGGGGAATTTTTAGAAGGTTGTGATCTTACTACGATTGCTGATACATTCATTTTAAACTTACATTGTAGAACTGACATAAATATTTTTCCACCTTCTTTGTCATGTAGTTTATTTATATTCATGTTTTTAAACTAAGTTTTAACCGTCTGTATTAATAATCAATATATATTATAAATATATATTATATATGTATAACACGTTTATAAAATTGAAAAAATCAATACCGTAAGGTGTTGTAGTATATATAATAAAAACGTGTCATTTATGTAGTTGTCACCCCACATCATATTGTGATTTAACCAATCAACATTTTTGTAAGATTGATTAAGTAAGATACGTGTATAAGGAGATGACATCTGAGAATGGACTTTTTACTGGATATACTAAATCTTATTACCTTAGGTGAAACAATCGTTGATAAAATAAATGGAGATAATAGAAAAATTAGTTAATATATAAAAAAATAAGATTATTACAACGAGAAAACTTTACGGTATATTTTTTTTTGCTTTTAAGTCTAAATAACATTAATATAATAATTTATATGGAAAGGAGTTTTGAAATAAAATGGGTGTTTTTCTTGATATTGTGAATATAATCAAAGATATCAATACTGCAGCTGATGAAGGATTACTTGATCAGACCCGTGCAGCTAGATATAAAGCTCGTGGTAAACAGTACAGCTCTATTTCAAAACGTGCTTCTGAAGGAACTTTACAGTTTCCGGTGTTAATTAGTTCTTCTATTGATATTGAAACTGCCCAGAACATTTGTAAAGCACTTGAAAGAAATTATAGTACGTTTACACAAATTGCTTTTAGTCATACCCCTACTGATAATTGGAATAAAAACTGGACAGCTTCTGATTATATAAAGAACTTCCATCAGAATACAGGTATCAGTTCTGATAGACATGATATTCAAAATGCTCTTAATAGTATTATGGATTCTTATAATGTATATGAGGATGATAAGATTATTATCTTTGAAGCCACATATAATTCTTCGACCACTAATATTGATGCTAAAAATAAAGAGCAGTTATTTGATGTTATGGAACATCTCAGACATGATATTTTAAATAATAAATATATTCCTAAGACTGAAGTTATTTATAATTTTAAAGATAAGAAATTAAATCAGAAGTATAATAATATTGTTACAGAAGCAAATGATTCTACTCCTAAAGCTAAATCTATGGATCTTAATAAAGATATTTTGAAAGATAATGATGTTAAAAAGTCCAATGAGTTAGTTGCAACTACATTACATGTTAGAATTCGTCTTGTTAATAAGAATGATGAAGATATGGGTGTTGTTGATTTTATTGTAGGTATTAAGTGTATCATGCATCCTATTAAGAGTAATGACATGATTACGAATATGGTTAATGCATGTCGTAATGATAATAGAGTATTCAATTTCTTACGTTGGACTACTGGTGAAATTAGTTTCTTTAAGGATTTCTTGTTAAATGTTAATGAAATCAAAACTGATGTAACTAATTATAAAACTGGTTCTTCTCCTTGGTGGTTAGCATTAAAGAGACGTAAATCTCTTTCCAGACTGAAGGATACTGCTGTTATTGGTAAACAAATTTTACCTAATGCAACTATCGTTATTTCTGCTGAAGAAGTTGAATTTATCAAATCTGAATATGGTTATGATCTTTATAATCCTATTTTCTTTAGTAAGATTATGAATCATTACTTCTTATTAGGATTTGTTATTGTTGATAATTCTTCTCAGATTGCTCACTTCTTATTTGAAGATCAGGAGAATTTCCAGACTGTTACGTTCTCTGCATTAGAAAAGTCTAGTGTTAATGATGAACGTAAGTTCAAGGAAATGCTCAAAGTTGTAAACAGAATGTAATTTTTTATAGAATCGGGGTGAAGTAAATTGTATGAAATGAATCCGATTACAAAAATTCTTTTAGAAAATTGTAAAACGTTTTCTGAAAGAAGAGAATTATTTAGTTTGACTGAAGCAGAATCTCTTTCTGTGAATAATAATATGGTCAATAAATTATTCCAGTCTGCTGTAAATAAATCTCATGTTGATTTTGGTGATATCCCTAAGTCTAAAGGTGATGTTACTAAATATTCTGGATATAAGTCTATGGTTGAATCTTTAGAGATTCTTAGAAATTTAGCTTTAAAGAATTCTCATAAGATCCCTCAGATTGAAACTGTTGAAAAAGCACTTGATAATATTGTGACTAATCGTAATTTATTTGAAAGAGGTTTCAAATTAAATAAAGAATATGTTATTTTACAATATAATACTTTAGTTATGTCCTGTGTTATTGCTACTAGTGCTTTAATTGTCTCTTATGTTGACTATGTTAAACGAGTTGATAAAGTTGAATTCGTGATGATTAATGCAAAGAATACTCCTGGTGAACTTTGTATTGAGAATCTTGTAAAATTCAACAAGTCTGTTTCAACTGGTGATTTTATTAAAGTTATGAACGGTGTTATTACTACCGGTTCTGAAGGTTTTACTGGTACTGGATTTGCAATTGCCAGTACTATTATTACTGGTGCAATTCTTGGTGTAACCTTTATGAGAGATATTGTATATTATGTATATTATTCTAGAGTAAAGATTGCTCAATATTTAAGAGTTCAGGCTTTATTCTTAGAGTTGAATAAAAACAATATTAACTCTCAGGGTTATGATATGGCTGCTGATAAGAAAGAGAAAGTTCTTAAGAATCAAGCAGTTCTTATTGATGAGTTGAAGAAGTATGCTGATATGATTGATGTGTCTGATAGAATGGCTACTTCTAATATGAAAACTGATATTAAGAAAGAAAATTCTGGTTGGAAACTTGATGATGTGAAATCACAGAATGCAAGTACCGATTCTACCGGTTTTCAATTGATTTAATATTTCATTTCTATAAACAAATATTTAATAATTATAGTATTAATGTAATTTTTTTTGCACGATGTGTAAGTTAATATGATATAGAAAGGATGATATTACAATGTCTATTTTCTCTACTAATAATTATACTGAAGAGTCTGAGATCATTGCAGCTGAAGGTTATGATATTACCTTAGGTGGTGCATGTGACCTGGCTATTGAGTCTTGTATGGATGAACTGGCTGTTATCGAAGCAATGCACGCTTATGATATGGCCGGTTTTGAAGCCGTTAGAGAGTCTGGTGATAAGGAAATCTTTACTCCTGCTATGGAAGCTTCTATGAAGGAAGTTTGGGCTAAAATCAAGGCTTTCTTTAAGAAGTTTACTGAGCGTGTTATGGGCTTCTTTAAGAGTGCAATGGATTTTGTTAATTCCATTGTTATGTCTGGCTCTGCATTTGCTAAGAAGTATGAGGAGCGTTTAAATAAGCTGTCTCTGTCTGGTTTCACTTATGAGATGTATGAGTATAACTTTGAATCCATCTTCGCTAAGGGTATTGATGTCGTTGATGCTAAAGTTGCAGATGTTCAGAAGTTTATGGCTGATGTTGCAGGTGTTAATGTAAGTAAGGATTCTGCAGCTGCTAATACTGAATTAGCACAGATTTCTACTAAGATTGATCAGATGAAAGCTGATTCTATGAATAATCTGCGTAAAGAGTTATCTGGTACTGCTTCTGCTGATGCATATCGTAGCGAATTAGCTAAGAAGTTCCGTAATGGTGGCGCTAAGAAGTCTATGACTGTTACTGATCTGTCTAAGTATGTTAAGTTCCTGAAATCTTCTAATGGTCTGGTTAAGCACATTGAAGGTTGTAAGAATAGCATGAAGACTAAGTTCAATGCTATGGAGAAAGAAATTAATAATGCTGCACGTGATGCTGAGAAGGCAGATAATGGTCAGTATGCACATATCGCTTCTAAGAAGGCTGGTCTGATGAGACAGTGTATCCAGTGGAATAGTGCTATTAACAATATCCTGACTGGTTATATTAATGAGTGGTCTTCTGCTGTTAAGGAAGCTACTGGTGTTTACAAGAACCTGTGCTTCAAGGCTATGCAGCATAAGCCCGCTAAGTAATTAATACAAAATTAAAATAGAAAGGGTTGAAATAGTATGGCTATTTTTTCTAATAAGATGACTCCTGTTCCTGTTGTCGAACAGACTGAAGATACTTTTGTAGATATGTATCCTGCTATTGAGGGTACTGTTGAGCATGGTTTTGAAATCGCAGCTGAAGGCTATAGCGATGTTCATAAGCTGGTTTCTAGCCTGTATATTACTGATATTCTGATTGAGAATGCAGTTATGGAAGGTGCTGAGGCCGAGCCCCTGATTGAGAGCTCTGTTAAAGAGTTTAAGGACAAGGCTGTTAAGAAGTTTAAGGAAATCGTTGAGAAGATTAAGAACTGGTTTAAGAAAGTTATTGATCGTCTTAAGGTTCGCTTCACTAGCACCAAGGACTTTGTTTCTAAGTATCGCGATGCTTTATTAACTAAAGCTCAAAATGCTAATGATTATAAGCCTGCTCGTCATGATTTTATCACTGATTTTACCAATTCTTATGGTGCTATGGTTGATAAGATGGCTGATTATGCAAAAGATCATGCAGAATCCAAAGAAGACGATTTTGTGGCTAAGATGATTGGTAATGCTTCTCCTAAGGCAAAAACTATTTCTGAGTTAAAGCAGGTTCTTGTTCATACTCATGTTGGTGAAGCTAATAAGAAGAGCAAGCTTACTGCATCTGAAGTTGAAGATATGATTAAGTATTGTGATAATAGCCGTGTCGCTATCGCTAATTTAGAGAATATTAGAGATAGAGGTATTAAGGCAATTAACGGCTTTATTGCTGCTCTTAATGGTAGCGGTAAAGAAGTCGGTGCAATTCATGCTGCAACCGCTAAGTATAATGCTGCAGCATCTGCTATTCAGCAACTGAATACTACTTGTGTTAAGATCGTTGATGATATTATCAAGGAGTATGTTGCTGTATTACGTGGCTTAATGCTGTATAAGCCTGCTAAGGAGTCTTATACTCCTGATGAGGAATTAATGGACAATAACACTCAGTCTATGTTTGAGGCTGCTCTGAAACTGTTCTAATTATTATGAACCAGTATGTACATTAGTACATACTGGTTCTTTTTTATTTCATTCATAAGTACATTATTTTAATAGAATTTTGTAGAAAGGGTGAATGTTAATAATGAGTATTTTTAATAATAAAAATGTCACTGTTAATAAAGGTCCTTACTTAGATACTTTTATTAATATGGAATCATTTGATTATAAATTATTACATGATTTAGAATATGATAGTTTTAAAATATCATTAGAATTTAATCAAACGGTTTATAATGGATTAAAATCCAATGATATAGAAATTGTCAATGAGGGATTTACTGATTTCTTTAAGAAGGCTGCTAAATTCTTTAAAGATTTAGCATTGAAAATTGTTGAATTTAGTAAGAAATATATTAAATTCTTCATTTCATATATGCAAGATTTTAATAGATTCTTAGAAAAGAATAAAGATTTCTTAAAGTCTTTAAATCCTAATTTTACATATACTGGATATGAATTTAAATTTCCTGAAGCCCCCAATATTACTAAAGCATATGACATAATCGACTCTTATAATATTGAAATCAATAAAATTGATACTATGAAATATGCGGATATTAGTAAAATGAGAGAAGAGTTTGCTAATGAAACTTATAAAAATAAAATTAGGGCATCAGTATTAGGTTCTGGTGAAATTGAAGTTTCCCAAGATACATTCAAAGAAAAATCTAAAAATCTTTTTAGAGATTCTAATAGTGAAATTAAAATTACTGTTAATAATCAGTATATTAATAAAATTATTGATGAATATGGTAAAATGAAAAAATTGTTAGATGATACTGAAAAGAATAAGGTTAAGATTATTAAATTATTACATGATTTAGAATTTTTCTTTGATAGAAAAGCATCTGTTGTGTATGATAAAGAAGAAAAACGAATCTCCACATCTACCATTAACAGAGAAGACGATAAGTTTAAACGTAATGATAGTATCAATACTCAATATGATGAAAATAAATTAACTACATTAAATTCTTATTTTGATTTAAAATATAGAGAATCAAAATTTATTAGTAGTTGTTTGATTACTGTATATATGGATAAGATTGAAGCCATAAAGGATTGTATGAAGCAGTATAAAGATATTACTAGACAAGCTCTGGTTAATAAGACTGATAAGTCAGAAGCTAAGAGTGAGGTGAAATAATATGACATATATATTGGAAGCTATGAGTGGTATTTTATTATCCGATGAATTATTTTACGAGGAGATACTCGAACAAGTTAATGTTGAACGAGATTTTATGTTATCATGTTTTGAGAATAACATTATTCTTGAAGCTGAAGCACCTTCTTCTGAGAATAAAGGTAATTGGATTAGAAAAATTATAGATACCATTAAGAGTATTTTTAATAAATTTTTAGAAAATGTAACTAATTTATTTAGGAATGATGAGAAATGGATTTCTCAAAATATTCCTAAATTAAAAGATTTAAATTTTAATGATTTAAAGGTTACAGTATTACCGTATTGGAATTTAGATACAAAAGATATAACTGGAGCGTTATCTGAACTCCAGAGAGAAATTAATAATATGAAATATGGTGATGCTAGATTAAAAAATTTACAAGATAGAGCAGATGTTGAACAGTTTGGTGCTTTTAAAAAATATACTCCTAAGAATGGTTCATTTACTGATGGAATTAAAGCATTCTTTAAAACTGGTGAAAAGAATGAACCTAAACCTGTTACATTAGTTGGTGATCAGTTAAAAATTGTATGTGTTAATCAGATGAGTAGATATGTTAATGAATTTAATAGTACATTATTACCTTCATTAAAAAGTAGCTACAATAACTATACTAGATTATTATCTAATGTTGAAAAAGAACTTAGTAGAAGTAATAATTTAAAAGAATCTTTCTGTATTATTGAAAATTCTTTTTATGTTGATACTGAGTTGTCTCTTTGTAGCAATTTCAATAAAGTATTTGAAGCAACCGTTTCTAATGAGAAAAACAGAAATGGAAAAGCTATTATTGATTTGGATAATAATGAGCATGAAAATGTGACAAATAAAAATACTAACCAGAATCAGAATAATCAAAAAGATGATACTCCTTTAAATAAAGTTGAAGATACTTCTAAAGATAATAATTCTAATCAAAACGATAATACTAAACCCACAAACAATAATGGTAATATTCAATATTATACTTATTTAAAGCATGTTATTCAGTTAAATCAAATTGCTATTGCGGCAGCTATTACTGCTTGTGAAGAAAGATATAGATCCTATATGTCTATTCTTAGAGGTGTTGTATCTGCTAGAGGTGGTAATAAATAATAAAAAATAATATGGGTATATAGGAATTTCCTATATACCCATATTTATTTAAGTAGTTTTCTTAAATTGCACATTACCACTTATAGCAAAATATTCACCTTGTTTTGTGAATGTAAATAATGAATAACTTAATCTATATTTACCATTATGCTTTATATTTATTTCTTTTTCTTCAAAATTCATTATATATTTCTTATTAGGTTCAAAACATTCAATATCAACATCTGTTAAAGCAATATTAATAATATTATCATTCTCATACTTTCTATTAGTTAACATATCAGCTAAATATTTATTATTATAATTATTTAATATATATCCAGAATTATTATTTCTAGTTTGAATATTTGGATGAATTTCTGTTTTAGTATTAGCCTTTGTATCAATTATATTTATATTCGTACCATACACTTGGTCAGCTATAACAGATTCTGTTACCATTTCAATACTATCTCGTGTAACATATAATGTATATGTTTTTGTTTTATTATCTTTAAAGTTACCTGGTGTTTTAGCATTTGCTGATATGGACTTAAATACAGTAACAATTACTTCTTTATATTCACCACTTCGATAAGCATTACATTCTGCACATTTATTAATAAAATAAGTTGTATTAAAATCATAAAAAAATAAAGCCCCATGCTTATAAAAACCAAAATATTTTTCTAAATAAGATATGGACTTTATTACTGATAAAGGTGGTAGTATAATATCTCTATATACTTCTCGATTATCTAATGGCGTCATCAATAAGTTAGTTGTACCAGATTTCGATAATAAATATACTATACAGTTACTCATATTAGATTCAGATACAACTCTATTAATAATTTTTCTAGAGGAGGTTATATCATTATCTTTAAATAAATAAAAATCAAAAACTCCTCTATTTTCAACAGTACCTAATATATTTGTAGTTTGATTATATAATTCTTTATCAAAGAATGCTGAGTTAACATCTGTGAATATAGAAAATGTACTATCAAAAACTACTTCAGTATAATAATCTACTGATATTTCATCATAAGTTGCTTTCTCTAATCTAACTTTAAATTTTACTGTAGTTTTGTTTTCAATAATTGTAAAATATTCCGAATATGGAAGACTTAATTTTAAATTAAATATAGGAAAATAATCATTATCATAATCTTTTTCAATAACCATTCCTAAGATATTATCATTATGTAAAACTATAGGATTCATACCAGGTATTAGAATACTACAATTTGTTATTTTATATAAATAAAAATTAGATCTAGTTTCTGCAGGCATAAATTCACGTCCTTATAAACAGTTTCTTATACATATGTGAAGTGAATTTTAATAAAAAATCTTAATGAATATTTTATTAATACACATTATAATAAATAATATAGGAGGTGTGTAATATTGAATATATCACAGTTACTTACTTCTATCAAAATGGATTTAGGTATTTATGGTTTACGTTTACCTTTTGATGATCCGGATAAAGCTATGATGGAAGTAATTCAATTAAAAACATTAAAAACATTTAGTACATTTTTACCTCAAGTTAAAACATTATCTGTTGATTTAGCTAAAGAATTAGAATGTATTAAAGAGGAATATACAGAATCTATTTATATTATTCCTGACTTATTTGCAGGAAGAGAGATTATGTATATTAGAAATATTACACTGAAAAGTAAATTATTAGGAAATGGTTTTATTAGTCCCACATTTGATGGTTGTATTGAAACTTATAATATGTTAATGCAGACTCAAGCCAATGCTAACTTAGCTTCTATAGCAGCTCCTGCAATTACATTTAAATTTGAAGCTCCTAATAAGTTATATCTTTATAATGTAGCAACTGCCTATGGTGTAATCGATATTGATTTTGCTATAGAACATGCTGAAAATCTTTCCACTATTCCTATTACTGCTTGGGAATCTTTTTATGAATTAGCTTTATTAGATATTAAGAGATTCTTATACAATGCTATGAAACATTATAATGAATTACAAACTGCATATGGTACTGTTAATTTAAGAATCGATGACTGGTCTAATGCTGAAAGTGATCGTAAGGATTTAATTGAAAAGATGAGAGATACTTATCATCTTGAAGTTGAACAATTCTTTATTATTTAAAAGGAGATAATATTATGATTGAAAAGATGAGATTATTATTTGCTGTATTATTAGCATATAGACATAATTTACATATGTTACATTGGAAAGTTGTTGGTAAGTCTTTTGATAAGGCACATACTATTTTAGATGATTATGTGTCTCAGTTTAATACATTTATTGATGAAATTGCTGAAATTTTATTATCTATGGGAAATAATCCTTTAACTCTTCAGGAAGCTATTTCTTTATTAGATGGTTTAGATAGTCATATCTTGATGATTGAATCCCATGAAGATTATGAATGTAAGGAAGTATTTAAAGCAGTAGATATCATGTTTACTGATTTATATACTATGTATACTGAAATTTCTAAAGAATGTGAACATAGTGAATGTGTAAGTAAATTTGATGAGCATAAATATTGGCTTCGTATTGAAGGTATGTATAAAAATAAAAAACGCTTAACTGATTAATTAAAAAGGTCTATACAGGAATATCCTGTATAGACCATATATTATTTATTTAAGGATTCTAAATATTCTTCTAAATCTTTTTCGCATTCATTATGAGTATCGCCGGAACATATAAATTCACCATCTATATATGCTTCATAATGACCATTAACATTTATGATTGGCATATGCTTCAGCAACCTCTTTCTTTACAAATTTACCAGTTTTTCTATTAATCCATCTACCTGATTTATTCTTAACAAATAAAGGTAAGTCTTCTTCCTTTACTGATAAATCTTCTACTATTACTTTATTTTCATTTTTCTTTTTCGTACATACTTGTCTATGAGATAATTTACATAAAAATCTTTTTACTTTATTACATTTATATGTATTCATATCATAAACACCTTCTTTTAATCATTTTCAAATTTAGTCAACATGAATAAAGTCTGGATGCCTTCGTTACTGGTAACTCTCATATTCTCACCCTGAATATTCAAAATGAATGATTTATCCATCATTAATCTTCTTGCTTCTTCATTAGCTTCCTGTGTAAACAGACCTCTGATTGAGATCTGATCTCCATCGTACTTTTTATATCAAATATTTTCATATTTAAATCGGACTATATCTTCACCTTAAAAACTAATAAGGGCTATGCACTTCCAGATTAACCCGCAAATTAATCCGTACTCTACTTTAGTTAATACTATTTCGATAGTCTCTACATCTTCTTCTAATATAGAAGCTTGACACGGTATCACCAGCTATCCATTTCTGGACCTTCAGGTTCTCTTAGAGAGCTTATTTATATATTTCACTCTTACCGTTAGCAGGATAAAAAATATCCCACACCGATTGTTAGTCGTTCACATAGTTTTTATATTGATATCACTATCAATAGGAGACTACGATATTTTAATCTCCGCCTAAACCTTTTAACATAAGGTTACTCATCGTAACTGTATCATGGAAGCTTGTTGAAACTGAATCTTTATTCTTAGACAAATCAATTTTAGGATAATGAGGATATACTGTACCATTAATAAATACAGGCATAGTTTCAGTTGTACTTAATACAGTAATTTGAGAAGGGAATGTACCAAAATAATCTGTTATAGGATATCTTGTTACATATACCATCTTATCACTACAAACATCAACTGCTGCTTGATATAAAATATCACACCAGGTAACATTTCTATCTAAAGAAGAACCTTCAGTAGGATCATCTTTGTCTATAATTCTACCAGCAAATCTCATATAAACAGGTTTTTTAGGATCTCTTCCCTTTACAGGTAATTCAATAGGAACAAATCTATCAGTATATGAGAATATAAACTGGTCGATTTGTTTCTTTATATATTCATCATTGAAATATAATTCAGGATTATCTAATTCTACAGGAGTTAATTTACCATTCTCAATAATCAAATATTGTTTACCAGATTTTTCAAATTCTCTTCGGAAAAATCCTTTTACCCAACTAATAATAAAAGGAGTAAATAAAGAACAACATTGACCAAGAGGAACACCCACATGATATAAATCTATCTCCATTTCATCCCATTTATTGGTATGGAATGTAGGTGCAGAAATAACCGCTCTAGAACCATAATCTATTGATTTACCTAAAAGATTTTTTCTAATTAAACCTTGTTTCTTTTCTAATTTTCCTTTTAATAAATCATATATTTCAACTAAAGTATCTTGAATTTTTGCTTTTGTACTAATTAATGCAAAGTCGAAAGAATTGTTATTATTAAGTAATGATGCCATTCTAATAATTTTAGAATACTTATCATTAATTTCATGGTGAGATAATTTACCCTTTTCAATATTCTGTAAATTTACATCTCGATAGAATGCAGGAATAACAAGCCAATATTTAGTAAAAATAACATTCTTTTTATATGCATTTAAAAGATCAATTCGTTCATTACGAATCATTGAATTATTTTTATCGAAGTTTATCTTCTCCCAATTATTATATAGAAAACGAATTCCTGTTTCTCCAGTTTCTTCATTCTCTACTAATACTCCTTTATCAATGATATATTTTTTAGTACCATGGGCAATATGTGAGAAATTTCTATTTAATCGTAATAATAATTTATATATGAATGGATGAATAAAATAATCTTGTAAATCTATATATGCGTAAGTAGTTTTACGATCATTTATAGATACACCAAAGATATCTGTAGATAATAAACCTGTGGGTGAGGGAATACCACCACGAACAAATAACATCGGATCAGATACCTCTTCTAATTTATTTATCTTAATAAATTCTTCAATATCAAATAAATCTACTTGCATACATTTCACCTTCCTTTTTATTATTCTTTATACCAATTTCTATTAATAAACAACTGTGGGATTCAGTTAAATTTAAATCAAAGTATTTGTAAAATGTATACTTATTTCGATTACTATTTATCTCACATATAATATCATTAATATAGGATATGTCGTCAGGTTCAATGACGACTCTAAGGTTATGCTTATTAGTTTTACATTGAATTCTATCAACTTTGTCTAAATTGATAGTCTCTATTAAAGAATATAAATATTTAAACTTTTCATAATGGTTTTCTAGTATTTCTGAAAATAAATTGTAATCGGCTAACTCAGATGAAGTTAGCCGATTAAATATATTAATTAAATCTGATTTCATATTTAGATCAACACCTTTCGTTATTATTTATATTAATATCGACAGGATTAGGTGTTTTCTAAATAATTGGAAGACTAGTTTTAAATTTATCGACCCATCATTTCTTCAAGATCATCAGGATTTAATCCAGCAGTACCTTCTTTATATTCACGTTCCAAACGTTTTATTCTAACATCACGCATTTTCATTGCTTCTTTATATGTCAGATTATATCGAAGATCTTCTATGGTAATCTGATTCTTGAATAAACTTAAGAATTCATCAATAAATGAGTAAAAACTATTTAGTCGATGACTGTATTCAGAGCCTGTCGATATCGATAAAAAAGGATATTCTCAAGCTCCATAGGAATGAAAGGAATGTAATTTCCACAATGAGGACAAGTTACATTCATAAGACCATAAGAAATAGCCATATTATCCAGTAAGTCTTCACCAAGCTTACGAATAATCATAACATCAACTTCGTTTAAAGTATAGATAGTCTTAGAGATATCTGCACCAGTGTTAACTTCGAAGTAGCTACCATCTTCATCAGGGTCAGGAATATAGAAAGCATTAATTAAAGTAGAAATAACTGCAGTCTGAGCATACTTTTCATCAGTATTATCAGTAAGATCCTTAATAGACTTATTGATTAAATCATATGCAGACTGTACATAAATTTCTGCAATGATACCACTGTGAGGAAGTCTTACACGTTTAACTTCAGAAATTAATGCATTCTTATGAGCCTGCTTAGCAGCTTTCTCACTAACAGAACTATCTACAATATTCATAATAGTATCTTGAAGTTTCTCTTCCATTGCTTCTGCACGAATCAGAGATCTTACAGAATATCTATGATCAAAATTCTTCTTACACTTATCACAAGTCAGAGGAATAGTATCATCATCCGGATAAGTAGAACACAACAGACCATAAATAAATGTATTATAGTCATTTGCAGCAGTATTCAGTAAGAATTCATTGAAATCCATCTTACCAATAGAAGTGTTTTCAAGTTTGCTATGAATAAGGGACCATTTATTCTGAGCATTCAGTAATGCATTATCATTACCGTCGATCAGAGAAATTAATTCATAAGCAGAACAACCCTTGATTTCAGCAGTATAACCAGAAATAGGAAGAACGATATTAGTAGTAGTAACATTAGTAATACGCTTAATAATCTTATCAATATCCTTCTTCTTAGGCTTCTTAGTCTTAATAGTATCAAGAGAAATATTTTCAATCTCTTCTAACTTAATCTTCTTAACCTTTTCAAGTTTTTCATGTTCTTCATCAGTGAAGTTAATAACTCTACCAAAACCAGACTTATCAATAACAACAACAGCTTCTTCATACTTCTGATTAAATTCATCCTTAGTCATGCCAGGATTTTCTTCTTCATCTTCAGTCTCTTCTTTTTCACGAGCTTCAGGATGCTCTTCAAGAATTTCTTCATGACGTTCCTTTAACTCTTCAATTTCAGAATCCATCTCTTTCATATAGTTATCTAAACTATCAATGACAGAAGGATTTAAACCTACACCATATTTAGGACCAGTCTGTTGAGTATTGTCGGTCATTTCATCATGATTAACTACTAAACCAGGACCAGTATATTCTTCAGGTTCTTCAGAAGAGGTAGAAGCTACATATTCACCTTTATCTTCAGGGTTAAATTTATCATTAATGGTAACAGTTTCAGGACTATAGGAATGACGAACTACATTACTTTCAGTAGTATATCCATTTAAACGAGCACCGAAGTTACTACCAACAATAGCAGTTTCTTCACCATCGTCAATTGCTTGAGTCGGAACAGCTCTATTATGAGCTCTTAATTGATCCTGTAATGCATCAAGATTAATAGATTTATCCATATTATTCATATTATTATTCTCCTCCAATTTTTAATATATTATGTAAAAAAATTATACATCTAAATTATTGTTAATTTTGTAATTAAACGTGATTTCGTTATTACTATTAGATCTCTTAAAACCTATACTAATTGCTGAATTTTCAGCAACAGTTACAGATAATGGGATAAATAGAAATAATACGTGTTCATTATTATAAGGCGTTGATATTAATTGAATATTATTTAAATCAATATATTGTAATATATCTGGACACTGAATTGATATCTGGCTTTTTATTTTAGATATATCAATCTCATCTTCAAATTTATACATATATTGTCTGATATTCATACCTAAATGTGGTAATGAAGGTATCTGACCTGGCCTCATTAAAAATAAATTAACTAGCATTTGAGCAACGCTTTCAGCTTGTGTTAATTTAGCTTGTTTTCCAAAATCATCAAGTCCAAAATTTAGTTCTCGTTTTATTTCAGCCAATTTATCACCCCATTCATTATTCAAGGATTATCATTACTTATATGTGACTTATGTAAAAAAATAAAAAGATATCTATTTTTCAATAGATATCTAAGATAAATCAATTACTCTATATGACTAGAGAATAATTTTAGGAATAATCTATTGGATATTTTATTTAATATATCCAGATAATCCTCAGTTTCTACTTTAGCTTGGTTATTATGGAATGTTAAAAGTATTTCGTGAACTTTAACCATACTCCAAGGAATCATTATTTCTACAGCAACTTCTTCTTCAATAGAGAATAGAGTTTCTGATATATGCATATTTAATACGGATATGATATGTAATTCGATTACATCTTTATATGTAATACTTCCAACTTCATTTATTAGGTGGATTTTTTCAGTTAATAATAAATCCAACTCTAATGCTATTTTACTTTGTAAATCTTTAACTTTTTCCATCTTTTTAAAACCCCTTTAAATATATTATTTAATTACTATACATATATAATATATACTTAGTTATCTAGACTATACTAATTATCATTAAATTAACAATTTTATAATAGTTTTTATATAAGGAAGTGATAATTAATGAAAAAATTTGATTGTCCATTTTGTGATGATAGATATAAATCCTTAGAAGGATTATATGAACATATTGAAGAAGAGCATCTTGATGAAATTCCTCAGGATATGAGTATTCCTCAATATTTATATTTTATGAGAACCGGTAAAGCATATGGTAAATGTGTAGTTTGTAAGAGTAAAACTGGTTGGAATGATAAAACAGAAAAATATAAGAGATTCTGTGATAATCCTAAATGTAAAGAAAAGTATAGAGAACAGTTTAAGAGGAGAATGATCGATAAGTATGGTAAGACTACTTTATTAAATGATCCTGAGCAACAAAGGAAAATGTTAGCACACAGACAGATATCTGGTGAATATACATGGACTGACGGTACTAAGAAGACATATACAGGATCATACGAATTAGACTTCTTAAAGTTCTTAGATTTATTAATGGATTTTGATAGTGATGATGTATTTAGTCCTTCTCCTCATACTTATTATTATATGTATGAAGGTGAGAAGAAATTTTATATTCCAGATTGTTGGATTCCTTCTTTAAATTTGGAGATTGAAATTAAAGAAAGTGACAATACTCATCCTCATATGCAGGTTGATAGAGAAAAAGAAAGATTAAAAGATGAAATGATGAATTCTTTTAAGAATATTAAATATTTGAAAATTGTAGATAAAAAATATGATGCATTTTTTAATTATTTAATAAAAAGAAAAGAAGACTTTATTAAAGGAAAAAAATAAAAGGAATAGAGGGTATGGAGAAATCCATACCCTCCTATTTTATTACTGAGAATCAGTCTCAGTATCCAGAACAGTAATTACCGGCTCATCATTATTTTTTTCATCAGGATTCTTCATCATATCCTCTTTCATAGTCATCATAGCTTCAGTAGCACTGGTCTGATCAGGATAGATGTTGAAGCCGAGTCCAACCACATTAGATTCAAACTTTTCATTGAATCCGCTCACAGTCTCAAGGATTGCTTCCTTGAAAATATGGCGGCGAACAGTCTTACTCATCTTGGTATACTCATCAACCAGTTCGATGTCGTGCTCAATATGAGTCCACTTACCACCGTTCTTGTTTTTGCGAAGCATAACAAAGCCATGCTTGACGCCGGTGAACTTGACTTCTTCGACAGCATAGTCGTACTCTTCAAGGTATTTCTTAACCACAGGAACAAATGCATCTTGGTAGTCTTTGAAATAACCCTTCAACATAGGGATCATAGATTTTGCTACACCTACAATAGGTGCAAACTTGATGTAGATGGTAGCAAAGACCTCGATGAGATCTTCAAGCAGTTCATCATTGATTTTGATGAACAGCTGATCATCTTTAACATACAGGGTGCCCCACTTTCGAACGATCGGTTCGATCTTGGAAATATCGATGGCTTCCGGATCATGGTCGAATTCGATTTCAGGAATGACTTCCTTATAAGTATCGACCACAGAATAGAAAGATTTGACAGCTTTGATGATGACCTTGTTAGACAGAGAGATTTCCATAATTTTAATTCCTTTCTGGTTTTATAGACTTTTCCTTGTCTTATATTTGTTTGTAAGAGATATATTATTATCTCATTATTACAATAATAATATATACTTTAATTATGTAAGTTTGCGAATTTTTAATTATTGGGAACATAGAAAAAAGAAAGTGTGACAAAATGTCACACTTTCTTTTATATTGTTAAATTGTAAGTTTTTCAGTAAGCTTATATGTAATCATCACTCGTCTAACTGACAAAGTATCAAGATCAGCATAAACAGAAGTTTCCTTGATACGTTCAGGGTATTTAAGTTTATAACTATTCCACCAACTTACAGCTTCCTCTACAGATTTAAATTCCAAAGCAATCTTGCTGTTATAGATAAAGATATTATACCTTGACATGAAGGTATAATACTGCTTGTTGGGATCAATAGGATTTCCATCTTCATCCTTAATTACTTTAACACCGATAATGTATGTTGCCATATAGTTCTCCTTTATTCATGTTGTGTATGTTTTAAATATGCTGAAGTGACCTTATCAATAATAGATTCAGGACATCCTTGACAATTAGTACAATTTTTATGTATTCTTGTGTAAGTATTTTTGATGAATTCTTTATTTTGTGAATCATCATCATTAATGAGTGTACAACACTCATTAATATTATGAGAATTAAAATCCTCTTCAGTGTAAATTCTACCACTGAAAGCTCCTAATCACTTCATATATAATATCTCCTAATAATCATTCTTTGTTATGTGATTATCTTCTAATGCATTTTCACAATAACAATTTAGCATAGGATCATCTGTGTCACATATAGAACACGGCTTCCCATCACAAGAACTAGGCGGATAATTTATACATGATTCACAAATCCATTCTGGTGACATCATTAACATACTCCTTTTAAATTATTATTTTTTTATTCAGGTTTCTTCTGCCAAAAATGATATTTCCTAATACTAGGATGTGTGGATTTTTTATATGGAAGAATCCACTGAATATACACTGCATATGGAGACAGAGGAATTCTTTTAAACCAATCACTACTAAAGCTTATATCACAAGAATTCTTACGACTAAACTTTATGATATGAAGATTTAAACCTTTAAGTTTTTCACCCCAAAGATTCATACATTCAAGTGTAACTGTATAAGAAGAATTCTTAAATCTAAATTCCTTCTTCCAGAGTTCACTATCAAGCAATCCACCTCTACGTTTACGCCGTTCGTAATACTCATCCTGATATTTTTGCATAGCAATTAAGCTATTAATTTCTTTTTGTTTTTGAGGATCATTCTCAATATCCTCTTTTGTCCAATATTCCAACCTTGTTTTATAATCAGAACATGTAGGACAAGTTAATGCTGGATCATAACGTTCTTCATCATCTCCAGCAAAGATGACAGTACCACATTCTTTACAACGATAAACAAGCGTTAACAATCCATGTTCTTCATAAATTACTTCAAAATCACAATGAAGTTTTTTCCTCATCGCATTAAGATATGTATCAACAGAACAGACATGAATATTGTCGTTGGAATCGAAGATTTCTGTTTCATCTTCATTCAGATAATAATGGAAATCTTTATTTTCTTCTTTCATTCGTTTAAAATACCGAATGATATCATATTTACTAATCATACTAATACCTCATTTTATTATGCGTAACATTTTCTACTATAGAGATAATAATCTCTATTATAAATACCGGTTACACCACTTTTATCTTGCTTAAAAGCTTCAAGAATAATTCGTTCCCTGATATCAAGTAAATCTTTAGAGGAAATATTAGGATCAAAATGAAGAATCGCCAATTCTACGGCTAATCTTGGATTAATCGCTTTTTCATACATAGTAGTAAACATTAATAATTATCCTCCTACATTAATTGCGTGATATAAAACAATTCAATGGATAAACTACACTTGTTTCCCTAGGAAACATACATTCACCATCATCAAGACGAATAGCTGTAATGAGTTTATCACTTTTATCAAGTATCGGTTTAATTTTTATACAAGGATAATTGCTATCTGGACTATCCAGATAAACATCACCAGGAGCAAGTTCAGAAAAATTTCTTTCAATATATTTAAATTTCATAATTATTTCTCACTTTCGTATTTTTAGTCCCAATATGAGTTAATATCTTTCCAGTCAGGATAGTTTTTATCCATATAATTTCTACCAATTTCCCTTAGCCTATCATCAATATGATAATAATCTTTATCAGTACACGCAATAGCTTCTGCTATATTTTTGATCGTTTTACCATTATCTACTACATATAGATACCAGGGTTTAGACTTCCTTTCTTCAAATGTTGCATCAGATTCATAATTATCAAATGGCTCAATTCTAAAAGAATATCTAGTATTGAAGTTGATAAAGGCATCTCTATCATAAAATGCTGCTTTATAAAAGAATGATGCACGTGTTCTTCCTTTGTTATCAATTAGATCATTCCACATTGAATGACTAGTTGCTTTAATTTTCCAACCTTCAGGAAGTTCTACAGAATAGAATAAATCATCTTCTTTATCGATGATTTTGATTCCCATTTTTTCATACTGATTCTTTGTAAATTCGATAATATTATCTTGTACAATAGCGTGTCTAACTTTATAAGGTTGATTATCTAAGACACCATTGAATCTTATTTCATCAGGAATTCCACCATTTGTCTTAATGGGCAACATACATCTACGTACAACTAATTTCTGACCTCTTTTTTCCTGATTTTCAATTGCTTTAGAAGGATCTTCACCCTCCATAGCATATAGTAGAGCATCAAAGAATACATTTTTAATATCCACAGTTATTCCTCTTTCTTAATAATAAGCGGATGCATTGAGTCCTTCTCCGAACTCTAGACTATGTGTCCTAGTCTTTGCTTCTTCTTCAGTCTCAAATACATAATATTTCATTTCATCAAAACTACAAAATACATATCCACAAGGTTGGTCAACTTTGAAAATAACACATTCGTTATTATAATCGATATCATGTACAGTAACAGTATGAATACCATCATATGTATATCTGCTAACCGCAATGATACCATATAATTTTTGACCAATTGTTAAATTAGTTTCTTTTTTATAGGTAAAATTCATTTAGTTATCTCCTTATAGTTTGTGATGTATTCATTACATCTTTTAACATCTTTATTCATATCTGTAGCAGTTTCATTATATAATGAAACTGCTCTTTCTAATATCTCACGCTCAATATCATTAATAGGATATCCAGTATCAATAATAGTGAATAAACAGAATTTTAAAGTTTTTAATTGATGCTTGATTACTTTCTTATGAGATCGTTTACATTTGAGACATGCATATTTAAATCTCATTTTATCTATTTTATTTTTTAGTTTCATATTATTTAAAATGCCTCCACATGATCCACTTCTACTTTATTACCACTCCAATGTGTTTCACCGTGTAGTGTAAAATACACTTTTATTATAGTTTCTTTATTTTTGACAGTGAGATAACCGCAAGTATTATCGAATGTTTTAACATCAATGATATTCCAAAGACCAAAATGTTTTTTGATAAAAGCTGATAGGTTCATTGGGTTGATATTTTCTTTATTAATATTACTTCTCAGTAAATGAATACCATCCCTCATCATACAAATCATAGATGTGCCGATTAGAATAATAAATGAAAGGCTCAGTATATTTATTGCAATTCCGAAAATAATCACTAAATCCATCACACTACCACCTTAAAATTCATCTTCATATTTATTTTTATAACAGTCACCACATTGACTTTTTGTATGACATTCAAATCTTGTTTCGATTTCATTATCATAAAAATCTTCACAAGTACAGCAAGTATCATAATCTTTTATATCAAAATAGCTATAGTTACTATTATGGTCACACCCAGTATTCTTTTCATTTATAGTATTCATATTAATTGACCTTTTCACATTTATTCAAAAAATCATCACCAAAGAACATTGTATCTCCAGCATAGGTTCCATTACCATCATATACATCTGCACCGTATTTCATTGAAGGATCTCTGTAGTTATTTACATTGATAATTTCGATTTTATAATCTATACCATTACTCGAATGTAAAATATACTTATCTCCAACATTTGCCATACTATTCCTCCTAAACAATATTCTCTATAAGCGAGAATTCTTACTGACTAAATATAATCCGTTATTTTACCTCATAAAACTTTTTACAGTTAGGACACTTACATTTCTTTTGTGTAATTTTTACTTCCCTCTGTATATTACAGTATGGACACCGTACTAATTTAAACCAAATACTCATTTTATACTGTTAATGGCAGGCATTTCTTATAAACAATTTTTCGAATTGCAAGGGTTGACATGTCGAAGTTATACCGATCATAATGAGAATAAAACAGACATTCCCTAACTCTATTAAACCAGGCTTCTGCACTTTCTACACTTGTAAAAACTTTACAGTCATAGATAGAAAAAGCCCAATCAGGATGATCACTAGACCGATCAATTGTTGCAAATCTCCATTCTTCTGTGGGTTTACCGAAGATATCATTGCGTGCCTTGATACTAATCACATATTGTTCATTCATATTTTTTACCTCATAAAATTGTCATTTTATTAGTATATCCATGATTTCCTGTAAATACATCTCCACTAAATAGAGTAGTTTTAAAGATTTCAGATACACAAGTTTCACTATCAATTGAATTGATTAGTTTCCTGAGCTTTGCTTCAGCTTCTTCTTTATTATGTGCTATTACAATAGCACTATCTTTACGATAATATGCCCCATCGTCTACTTCAAAGTCAATTTTATATAATAACATAATATTACCCTCATTTCTTATCGATATAATGCGCAGAATGATGAAGATATGCTCCTCCACATAAATGCTCATAACAATCATATGTATTGATGTAGTACCTATTATCAAAATTCTCAATAGCTCTACCATCAAATACCATATCTTTGAAATTCACAATATGCATCTTTACACATTCATATTCATCATCACATGGAATAATTATTAGATATGGATTTTCAGATGAACTATCACAATGAATAATACATTCAACCCAATCAGGCCTATATGGATACCATGAACTAAGTTTACACATTTTTACAAAGAATGTATTATCAAAATTGATAGTGGTTTTGGAATATCCAACCCAGTTACCATTCTCATCATAACGTTCACCAATATGACCTTCATTTGTGATATCAAAATTACGATCAGGTGTAATGGTAACCATATGAACAGTATTCTCCTCATCTATGATAAAAATTGCAGGCTGTAAACCATTTTTTCTTTTTTGTACAATTATTTTAGCATTATCGAATTCCATTTCAATCTCCTATCATACAATCTGATAATCTTTTACCAGATTATGGATAATTTCATCTGCAAAATATTCGCTTGGTCCATTGAATAAATCTAACTGTTCTTGTGAAACCTCTTGAGTATATACCCAAGTATGATCATAGTCTTGAAACTTAAATTGATAGACTGAATACTTTTCATCAAATCCATAATCAAATTGTAGATTATGATGTCGTGCAAATGACATTAATCTATCAATTAATTCTTCATGCATTTTTTATCCCTCTTTCAAATTTATTCTTTTATGTACCATCCAGTTTCCCATTGCCCACCGATTCTTTCTCTGATACCATTTCGCCCACGAATATCATTAGGAGAATACCAATCTTCAAAGATATATCCATATTCATCATATATAATTTCATCTGATCCTGAATAAATATACTCATAATCAAGAAATAAAGGATGTGATATGTGAATATAAGGATTTTCTTTGATGAATTCAATCATTTCATTTCTTGTCATCATATTTAGATATCCCCATATCTATTCTTCTAATAGTTTAATGAATGTATATCGTGCGGCACATTTATTACACAAACATATTTTCATTTCAATTTTGTCTTTTATAGGAACAGATACATCTTTCGCATATTTTACACTTCTGGTATCTCCACAAAAACCACATCTGAGTTTTTTATCTCTCCAAGCTGGAATTAATTTATATCGATTATTTCCAATTATTGAGTCAAATATCATCTGAATCTCACCAAAAGTGAGCATATCTCGATACTCTAAATTGTCATTGATGATTTTCCAGAATTTTTCAATGAAGTCTGCAAATGTATCTTCTTTAATGAGATTATCAATCTCACTATACACATCTGTAAGTTTATCAACTTTTACTTCATCATCATGAGTGAAAGGATGATCGGATTTAATACCATCAATTTCATCCTGAATAATTTCCAGTACCTGTTGTTTAACTGTCATATATATTATCTCCTCTTAAATCATTTCATACTATTCTTAAGGTAGAAAATTTTTGACTGAAGATTGGCAGTTTTAACCATAACGGTCACATGCCAATTACAATTTTTTCTACCCTTAGCTTTTTTACGTTCATGCTCCTGGTGATTAAAATTCCAGTAATGTGTGAGAGCCGTATCAATAAGCTCAAGTTCTTCTTTCGTAAACATATTTACATCCTTTCAGATTCATAATCTATATAACCACCAAACATACAATGTTCTTTATATGCAGATGATATATTATCTACACCAAACCCAATATAACCATATTTAGTTTCAGGAGGATTATATGTACCATCCATAACACTATTCAAGAATTCATTCAATCTATTTTTCCATTCACGGGTGTAAATTTCTTGCTCTTTAGCCCTTATTGGTGCTAGTTCTGCCTGTCTCTGTTTTCTTTTCTGTTCCTCCTCAATTTTTCTTAATCTTTTTTCTTCTCGTTCTTGTTTCTTTTTATATTTCTCCTCTTCCATAACACATATTTTTTTCTCACGTTCTTTTTTCTTTAATTCTTTTTCTTGTAAAACAAAAGAATTAATTTTTTCCTCATCATATTCAGTATTGAGATATTCATAAATACGTTTTGCTTCGAAATACTTTTTATGTTCATAATTGTCATAATACAAATCAATATAAAATCCCATATGTTTATTTACTAGTCTTAATGAAATATTTTTATACAAAGATTTAACTGACCTATACATATTATCGAATTCTGTTACAGGCATCATTTCAAAACTTAGGCTACCACGATTCTCGTAAAGTGACTGAGCGCTATATCTAAGTTTTATCAAAAGATAATTATCTTTGTCATATCTAAATTTATAAAACTTCATAAAAATTAATTCCTTTCTTGGTTATAAAGTTTTCCTTCTTATATTCTATTGTAATAATATATATTTATTTTTTGTATTAATACGATTATTAATAAACAGTTAACATTTTAATAATAGTTTATAGAGAGGGTGTTTTTATTATATGAATGATTTATATCCCGTATATATTATTTTATTTTCAAATGATACTGATTTTGGAAAGCTTATTAGAACCGCTACCGGTTCTGAATATTCCCATGCTACTATTGCATTAGATTCTACTATGAATAATATGTACTCATTCTCTGATATTCCTTATTCCCAAGACCATATGTTTGGTGCAGGTTTTGTTAGAGAATCCATATGGTCACCTATGTATAAAAAGAATAGATATTTTACTATTTTAGTTACTTTCGTTACTAAAGAAGAAAGAGATACTATTCAATCTAAGATAGATTATTTCTGTGAAAACCATACTAAGTTTAAATATAATGATATAGGTTTAGTTCAGTATTATCTTAATTTTAAAGAAACTAAAAGACATACTGAAGATAAGAAAAAAAGATGGTTCTGTTCAGAATTTGTATCTTATATGTGTAAAGCTGGTAATATTAAAGGATTTAATGATATTATGTTAGCTCCTGGTGATCTTAAATCTATTAATAATCCTAATGTGATTAATTTAGGTGATTTTACTATTCCTAAATTTAAAGAATCAGTTTTAATTAGAAAGACTGAAGAAGCTCGTAAAGAATTTATTAAAAATCAACAAACTACTATTGTATCAGAATCTTTTTATTTTAATTATATTGATATATTAAAAGAAGCTTCTCTTAAAGATATTATTAAAAAGAAAAAGAAAGAATTTAAAGAATCTGAATTGGTTAATTATACTACATTGATTGATTGGAAATATTTATATGACGAGTTTATTCAGTTATTTCCCGATACAGATCCGAATGTAAGATTTGATTTATATGAAATAATTGTAAGAAAATTCTTAGTGCCTTTTAAACGTAATACACAAAATGTTACACAGGAAATCCATAATGAAGTTAAAAATATTTATAGGATCATAGGAAATAATACAATTAAAATTATTGATAAAATTAATTCTATAATTCATGTAAATAAAAAAGGTAAAGATACTTCTTATAGATACCCTACGTTAACAGTTGCAAATGAATCATATATTAATATAAAAAAAGAAGATTATTTCTTTGAATAAAAAAAATAAAACCGGTATGAGAAATTATCTCATACCGGTATATCTTATTGACCAAAAGTTGCTTCAGAACGATTCTTTTCATTACCGAAACGATTTCTGACAGTAATAGAACCATCAGAATTAAATACGAACCAAAGCATATCATTATAAATAGGACGAGGACCGCCAGTCATCCAAGTATCATGTACAGATTCAGCCAAATCATATGTAGCCTGAAGATATGCACCATCAGGGTCATAACACTGCCACTGTTTCGGTCTTGCAATCTCACCCTGAAGATCCATACCATAACCATTAGCTTTATCTTCAACTCTGTTAATGGCAATCCACATGATGATAGATTTTACTTCATCACTCTTACCATGAGCAACCGTATCTGCTAGTCTTGCAAGAGCGGTAATTTCACTGGTACGCAGATCAATGGTGGGTTCGGGTTCAGTTTCCATAATAGTTTCAGATGCAACCTGAATAGCAGGATCCTCGATAGGAATAGGATCTACTTCCTTATCATTATTGCTAATGATAACCATAAGAATAATGATAAAAGGTGCCCAAAGACGCACATCCCAACATCTGTTAACTTTTCCACCAAATAAGGATTTCTTTCCGCTATCAAATTTGCCAGTGTATTCATTTTTAGAAGACGTTACCTTTTTAATCATCTTCTTCAATTTACGCTTTAAGCGTACCATTATAGAATATTTATGTCCTTTCTTAGTATTATTTTTGTTTTGTGTAGATTTCATAATGTTGATTCCTTTCTTGTTTGATTCTATTGTAATAATATATATTCATATTAATTGATTTTACGATTCTTCAGTAATCCCATATCTTTTATCTTTAATATCCCTAGTTCTTAGAATATAATTCTTATAGGCATTATAAGTTTTAAATTCTCTATATTTACCAGTATAAATATCAAAACATCTTTCACCACGAACCATTTCATATTCATTTGCAGATACAATGATATAAACAGTTTTTCCATTTTTAGCACACAATTGTGCAAGTGGAGCAAAAAGATATTTCTTAACATCCTGTACGTTATCTACAGAAAATCCAGAATCAATAGCATCTAATAAAATAAATAATTCATTCTGGTCAGGTGTATTATTAATATACCAACCAATATTTTGTGAAAGTTTCTGGAGATTCATAGCAATTTGCTCTCCTTCAGAAGAACAGAATGCTGTTGCTCCAAAAGTAAAATCTTGATTAAATAGGGCTTTAGAAATAGAATTATGACCTCCATCATGTAGATTATCATACCAGATATATTTAAGATCTTCATCATTTAGACATTTCTTAATACATTTCAAAAATGAAGTTTTTCCGAATCCATTACATCCAACTAAGACTGTAACACCAGATTCAATGGTTACTGTTTTCTTTTTAAAGATTTTAGTCTTATCATCATACATATAAGGTATAAGTTTAAATGTTTTCATAGTTTCCTCCATTTATATTGAGTTATATAGTAATAATATATATTTTATTTATACATTGAATTTTTATATTAAATTAACAAATTATTAATACTAAAAAATATATACGAAAGGAGATTCCTTTATGAATATATTAGAAGCAAAGTTATCCACGGAACATAGAAAAGAACTGTCTGATTCAGATTTTGGTCTTCCTAAAGAAAGAAAGTATCCTATAAATGATGAATCTCATGTTCAATCTGCTATTAGGTTTTTTAAATATTGTAAACCGGAACAACGAAGAGAGTTAGCTAAAAATATTAATTTAAAATTAAAGAAATTTGATATGAAAGTAAAAGTGGGAGAAAAGAATCCTTTTTATAAATATATTGATAAAAAATATTTATTAGAATCATTTAATCCAGTAAATGAGGCTACGTCATTTTCATATATAAAAGGAACCAATATGAATCCTAAGTTTGATCGATATATTTGTACACTTATGGATAGTTTCGATTTTTATACAGATGAAAATTTCATTATTAATGCTGAGAAAAATATTTATAAAATCATTAATACTACTACAGATACCAGTAGAGATTTACTATCATTTATTCATGATATTAATGATATATTTGAAATCGCATATAGAGAGTTTTTTAATTATCATAAATATGAGAATTCTAAATTTTATATAACTAATTGGTACTATCCTTTATTAAATGATTTTAGACGAACTATTATGACAAAAATTAATTTTAATACTGCAACTATAGAAATCGGTAAAGAACAAAAACTTTATTTAGATTTTTTAGGTAAAGTGCTAAAAACTAAATATGATCATAACTGGTATTATGTATATAGAATTAATAGTGAGATATATCATACTCTGATTACCCGCATAGGAGAAGGTATTGAATATTTAAATTTAGATTTAAATATGTTTGCTCCTGAGATAGTTCGGGATTTGAAAACTATTAGAATTGAATTTAGGGATTGGTATATAGATAATCTTCCATTTGATGATAAAATTATGCAGTTTGAAATGATAAGAGATTTATTAATCCAACAGAAAAAAGAACTTGAAAATGATTTATTTATTCTTACTGCTAATAATACACTAAAACCTATGTCTCCTATACAAAAATTACATTCATTATATCATATCGATAATAAAGATATTATTGATAGAATTGATACTATATCGAATATTTTGACTAAAGATAATAGACTTGTTAATATTGTCGGCGTATATAAAACTCATGTTATTTCACAAGAGGATGAAGTAAGATTATTACATACTAAATACATTGATAGTATCATTTCTAGTAAATTTGATAGAGGTGTAATTTATTGGTATGGTATTAAAGATAATGAACTATATTTTATTTGTAAATCTACAAATGTTGAAAAATTACATTATGTATTAATATTACTTGATGATAAATGTATAGATTATCTTAGAGCAGTTAGTGATACTTCTAAGCCTAAGATTAAAATTATTAATATAACATTCCCTAATGTAGGTAATAATATAGACTATCATTTAGAACGAATCACTGAAGGATTATCTATTAATGAAAATGGTGATATTAAGATTTCTATTAATCCTAAGAAATCTTATATGGACGAATATGCAGAAGTTCATAGAATCTTAGTAGAGAATTATAAAAATAAAAATTATGAAGCAATGAAACAAAATGTTGCTTTTATGTTTTTACTCATATCTATAATTGAGAGAAATCCTAAATATAAGACTAGAGATAAAGATATCGTTAAAGCACGAGCATTTGCTATTAATGATTTTAAAACATATTTAGCATATATTCAGAAAGAAGATCCTTCTTTTAATTTTGAAAGATATTATAAAGATTCTGAGTTTGATAAATATGTAGTTAATATTCCTAAAGAGACTATATTGGGTATTAGGAATTTATTAAAAAGTATTTTAATGTAAACAACTTTGTAATTGTTAATATTAGTTAGCAATGAAAAATCAAAAGATTATTTAAATATATATTATTTAAGTAATCATGATATAATAGTTATTAAAAAACTTATCATGAAAAAATCAATTAACAATAATTTTGGAGGTTATTAAATCATGAGCAATGAAAACAAGAAGTATAGTGTTCTCGACAAGATTGTCGAGGTTGAGCCCACTGGTGTTATTTATTCCGTTAAGGGTTCTACCATTGAAGAGTTCGTTATGGAATATCTGAATAGAAAGAATATTACAGGTGTTTCTGATGCAAGAATTCGTGTTCGTTCTGAAGGTAGAAATCGTCCTGAAGTTGTAATGTATCTGTTCATGGATCAGAACTCTAGATTCATTTCTTCTGAGATTCAGAACGTTCCTGCAATGCTGCGTAACAAAGTTGATACTAAGGGTAATCTGAGAATTACTGAAGAATTCAGAGAAGTTCTGATTCCTCTGTGTGGTAAGGGTGACATTCAGTCTGGCAAGATTGATCGTGAATATTTTGTTCGACTGGATATCTTCCGTGTTATCGGTATGATGTTTGCAGCTAACCCTAACTATCATCATATTGCTATTACTGATGCAATGGCTTATCCTGATGGTAGAGATTCTATCATCTCTGTTATTAAGAATATGAAGTCCGTTGGTTACACTAGTAATAATACTGATAAGCGTAGCCATCAGATTGATTCTATTGAGAGAAAGAATTATTAATTAAATAATAGAAAAGGGATACCAGATTAATTTCTGGTATCCCTTCTTTTTTTATTATATAGGAGAATAATATGAGTAATGGTACTTATGTATATCAACGAAGATGGGAAGAATTTGAAAATAAAGAGCGTGCATTTTTAGATAAGATATCAGATAAAGAAATATTGTCTTTCTTTAAAACTGGAAAGAATCTTTTAGATATTATGGAAGAAATTGAGGATGCTTATGGTGAATCATATACTGAGGAAGAATATATCTTTAATTGGTTAGATAAATATGATTTTGAAGAATATCTTAATAAAAGATTTCCTAATATTAAAATCAATCATATAATTCCTGAAGAGGAATTAATTATTGGATAATAGGAGAATTAAATTATGGACGATAACTATGGATACTGGATGCTTGGATATCCTGCAACATGTTCAAATTGTGGTGGTGAAGCACCAGTTATAATAGATAATGATTTGAAATATATTTACGAAACACCAGAAATTTGTCCACATTGTAAATGTAAAATGATTAGACGTCATTATGCATGGAAAGAGGGTTAAATATAATGGCTAAAAAAGAAAAAGATAATAATGAACCTTTTTATGAACTTGGTGATATTATTGGAGTTATTAAAGAAAGTGAAACTAATGATTGGGCTAAAATAATAGCCTATTTTAATTGGCTTTCTGAAAAGAAAAAAGGAGATAAAACTACTATAGATATTAGAAACTATAATTTTGGTAAAAAGCAGATTGGTAAAGGTATCTCTTTAACTAGTGAGGAAGCTGATAGATTAACTAATATCTTATTAGAAAATGATTTTGGTACTTTAGAAGAATTGGAAAAAGCTGTACAAAGAAAAAGAAATTTCTTTACAGTAACTGATGAAATTGATAGTAAACTATTGGATGAAGTTGATGAGAATGGAATGTATAATATCATCATTAATGCTAGGTGATTTATATGGATATACTATTTAATATGTATAAAGTTAAGTATTCTAAATTATTAGAACTACTTAGAGAAAATAATAATATAAATATAGGATCTGATGATATAGTTCATATTTATATTAATTTAGAAACCATTATATTAAAAATGTGTAGTGTACAAATTAATGAAGAAATATCTGTTAATAAAAATGCTAAATTGCAGTTTATTGCTAATATTATTAATTTAGCGGCACATTACAGAATGTTCTTCACAAAACATAAAATAGAATCTAAGGTATTCTTATATGTGCCATCATTAACTACTAAAAAATATAAGAATAATTTATATAATAAAGATTATAGAATGTATAGTCGTTTTAAATTTAGTGAGAGTGGTGGCAATATCCCTTTATATAAAATGATTATTGATACAATTCCATTTATTCAATTAATTATCGAATATATACAGGGAGTTTATTTTATTAAAAGTGAAGAAATTGAGAATTCATTGATTCCCCACATAATTAATGAAGATTCTGATAATATTAAGAGTTTTATTGTTACTGCAGATTTATATGACTTACAATATGTAAATTATGATTGTAATATTATTATTCCTAAAGGAGATAATTCATTTATCTGTACTAGTAATAATACTATTAATTATTTGAAGAATCTTTACAATTGTAAAGGATCATACAAATTTTCATCAGGTTTTATTCCTTTTATATTAGCTGTGATAGGTAGTAAATATAGAAATATTTATAATATAAAAGGTTTAGGAATGAAAAGTATATATAAGATTATTCAGAAAGCTATTGATGAAAAATTAGTTAGTAATAATATCGATAATATTTATTTATTATTGAATATATTAAAGAAAGATATGAAGAATGATGTATTAAATAATTATAAATGTATCGATATTAATTTTCAGTACACACAATTGAATAAAAAAGATATATATGTTATTACTAGTCAGATTAAAGATAAATTTGATAATGTAGCATTAAGAAAGATTAATGATAAATATTTTATCGAATACCCAATTATGTTACAAGAAATTACTGCTACTGTAAATAAAAGAAAAGAAATAAAGTTTTAATATAAGAGATAATAGGGAAAATCCCTATTATCTCTTATTTTTTTATTTAATTTCTAAATAAAATGAACCAGTATCCCAATCTCCATCTGCTACAACTTTAGCACCATATTTAGAAATTTCTTCATTTACACTATTAGTTAACTCATTAGCATATTTCCAGAATTTTTTATTTTCATCAGTATCTCTGGGTTTATCGCTAAATTTATGTAGATCATATTGAGCAATACCTAATGAATCATTTTCACCATCAATAAAATTCTTTTTATCATCTTTATAATATTCATCATTAGAAGTCATAAATATTGAATTCTTTATAGGATATTTATTTTTTATTGCTTTTAATTCATTTTTAAAGATATTGATTGTATCAGATAATACTTTAGATTTATCAATATTTTTAGATTTAGGTTCTTCTTTTTTCTTTTTAAATTTATCAAATAAACCTTCATCAAGAATATCAGCAGTCATAATATCAACAAACTGAGAATCTTCCATTAAAGTAGTTAATAATTCATTCATCATATAAAACCTCCTATTAAGGATATATTATAAATTTGTTAGTTTTGTATCTTTAACACTTATATAACTGATATAAGTAAAGGAAGATATATTTTATGAGAAAATATATAATGACAGATGAAACTATTGAAATTAATGGACATATTCTTCATAGAATAGAATCATTAATTAATTTTAAATATGTAGAAGCTGGAGATGAAGGTGGATATATTGAATCTGAAGATAATCTTTCTCATGAAGGAAATTGTTGGATATTTGATGAATCTAGGGTGTATGAAAATGCTAAAATACAAGATGATGTTATAGTGTGTGGTGATTCGGATATTAGTGGTGAATGTGAAATTTGTGGTGAAGTAGAAGTACATTCAGCAGAATTAACAGGATTTTGTTATATAAAATAAAAAAATAAAAGGGGGTACAGAAATGTACCCCCTTTATTAACGATAAAATTCCCTAATATATTTACGACAATCATGATGTCTTAATTTTCTAATTGCAGACCGTTCTATTTGTTGAACGCGTCCACTCGTTACCCCAATAATTTTACCGATTGTATCATATGTAAGATTATCATAATATCTTAAATATATCACCATTTTACAACGTTCGGGAATAGCATCTAAAACCATCTTAATATTATCTTTACCAATAGTTTCAAACATAAGATCATTTTCATCACATATAATAGGATCAATATAAGCATCTGGTAAATTTTCTTTTGATAAACGTATATAACGTCTTTTATATACATATACCAAATTGCTTAAAATCTGCTGATGTGATGTACCACGATTATATCTTTCAATATAATCAGCAGCAATATCTTGATACAGATCATCACTAGGTTCAAAATCTGTATGTTTCAGAATATAATTGTAGCAAGATCCAATAGCTTCGATTAAGGTGTATTTCTTACTCATGATGATTTTCCCTTTCATATATTAGTCATGTCCAAACACGCGAATGCGCTCATTAATATTGTAATTTCTAATCGTGACCAGTGTGGTACAAATAGTACCGATTACACTCATTGCCCAGAAGATCATTTCGTAATTAGTAGGTGCCATTATTTTTTCCTCTTTTCATTTTAATTCTTGATTGGTTTTAAGAGTTATTCCTTCTCTTTATTATATTAATAATATATACTTATTATCACTAACTATACGATTTTTATAAATTAAATTATTCGTACATTATAATAATATTATTCGATATATAATACTATTATGAAAGGAATGATATAGAAAATGAGATTACAGAAAGATGAAGTTGTTGCTTATCTTATTATGGAAGAATCTTTTGAACCTGTACAGGCTAGTAATGTACAGTTCTTTGATAAGAATAATCTCTTTTATGTAAGATTCAATGCTACTTTACAGGATTTTAATGTAAAGAATCGTAATGGTAGAATTTATATGGGTTCTGCTATGATTCCTTCATTAAATGCTGAGCATATTATGGAATTACAGAGAAATGGTTCTTGGTTTGGTGAAGCGGGTCATCCTATGTCTGATGATATTAAGAGAATCTTAACTATTGATCCTAAATTAATTTCTCATAGAATCGTTTCTCATAATGTTAATAATTATAAGTGTACTGGTGTTATTGAGACCTTAGATACTGATATGGGTAGACAGATGACGAAAGCTATTCTTCAAGGTATGAATCCTGCATTTAGTCTTCGTGCATTAGCTCCTCTAGTTAAGAAACCTGATGGTACTGCAATTGTTCAGTCTAAGTGTCATGCTGTTTGTTATGACTGGGTTGTTTTACCTTCTCATAAAGCAGCATATGCTGATCAATCTGCTCCTATTGAAAAGATTGTTAAAAAGGTTACTGCTGGTGGTAATGTTGTAAATGAATCCAGTGTTGTACCTGTACATGAAGCAGCTATTAAAGATTTTATTTCTATGGAATCTTCTAATGTTAAATTAATTTCTAACTTATGTGAAGTTGCATTAGGTGATATGAAATTAAGTAAAGATATGCGTCATGTTATTATTAAAGAAGGAACTGATACGTTTGTTGTTCCTCTGGAAGAAAAAATTAAGCATGATATAAATACGTATATGAGAGGATTATAATATGGATAACTTAATTTATTCTTTAATGGAAGATACTCAATTTGTCGATATTATGACTGCTGATATTTTAGATGAAGGTTCATACTCCGAAGCTATTAAATTTGGTAGTACTGAATTAGCTAAAGAATATGATTCACATTTAGCTGCAGGTAAAAAAGCAAAAAAAGATAAAGATTATAAATTAGCAATTAAAGAATTTAATGAATGTAAAAAACTTATTCCTAAAATTAATGCAGCTGCAGATAAGATTCCCGATGATAATGGTTGGGATAAATTTTTAGGTATTCTTTCCACAACTGGTGTATCTTTAATGAAAAAATATAAAGATGAAAAAACTGGTAATCGTGCATATTATCGTAAATGGTGGAAAGAATGGGTTCAAGGTGCTATACAATTTTTAGATAAAGAAATTGCTGATTGTAAATCTAAAATATAATTAATTAAATTAATATATTATAAAGGATATACTGATATTCAGTATATCCTTTTATTTATAAAAACATTATTGTAAGATATTTATTGAATCTGATAGAAAGGAGTGAATAATAAATATGTATTTAAATATTGATATTAAGAAGATTTTAGAAAATAAAACTCCTAAACCTGATCATATTACTGAATCTTTTAATTTATTAAAATCTAATCAAACTCCTACTAATATTATTAATTTTATGTCATCATATAGATCATATCCTAAGGAAACTATCATTGAAAATTTAAGCTCTTTATGTGATATTAATTCAGATATTACATTTTCTTATGTTGATCATGTCTTAGAGGTTGCTGATTTATCTGATGATATATTAAATAAATATAAATCTCATATTTCTTCTTTATTAGAAAATTCTAATAATATTGATTACTCTTCTCGATTAGAGAATACTATATCTATTATTGATTCTAATATTGAGAATAATAATGATATGGAATTAATTAAAGAAGAAGTATTGATGAATTTAGCTATTGATAGAATTAAAAAATCTTGTATATTTGAATCATATTTAGAAGATGATTTGGAAGTATTGATTTATAATATTAATACTTCTCCCGAAACTATCTCTGAATATGAGCAAATTATTAGAAAGATTAAAGTTTCTAAAACTTCAGAATATTTCTCTAGTTATCCTATGTTATTAGTTAAGAATACTGACTTAATTAGAAATATGGATATTAGAGTAACTGGTGATGTATTAGATTTATTAACCTCTATGCCTACAGTAATTGCTAATAAATTATCTGAAGCTAAGTTATCAGATACTGTTATTAAATCTTATATTAAGATTTTTGATAAACAGATTGCAGTTATGTATATGGAGTTAAAAAATAATGAACCTGCTCAGTATCAATTATATTCTACATATGTTAGAAAATTAATTGAGGCTAAGAGAGTTATTTCTGAAAAGAATACTAAAAAACTCAGTGAAAATATTACTGAAATGCAACCTGATATCATTTTATATGATGAGGGTGTAATGGAAGATATTATTGCTGAAATGGAAGATTCTTTAGCAGATATTATTTTTGATCCTGGTGAAGAACTTAATGATGCTGAATTAGAAAACTTTGCTAGATTATGTAGAACTTATGAAGCTGTTAGCAGATTTCAAAGAGGTGCTATTAAAGCTGGTCATGCTTCTGGTAAAGTCATTCAAAAAGGTGTCAATAAGATGAAAGACTCTCAGTCTAATAATAAACGAGCTATGTTACCTGTAAAAAAATCTTTAGATCCATTGATTAATATGTTTAATAATACTATTAATAAGATTAAAGAAATGGATAAAAAAGAAAGAACTGAGAGAATTATCACTGGTCAGTTTAGATTAAAGCTGATTGGTTTTATTAAAAAAGGTATCATAGGTTTAGGTTCTATTGGACTTGGTGTTGGTGCCGGTAAAGTTTTAGCTAAAGGTGCTATTGGTGTAATAGCATCTCCTGCTAAATTAGGTAGTCTTATTGTTATTGCTATTGGTATTTTAGTTGGTGTTGCTATTGATAAAAAAGTCGATGCTAAACATCGTAGACAGATTTTAACTGATTTAAAGAATGAGTTAGAAATTGTTAATGAAAAGATTGAAGATGCTAAGAGTGAGAATGATAAGAAAGCTAAATATGAATTAATGCGTATTCGTAATAAATTAATTAAAGATATTGAAAGAATTGAATATAATCTTAATTAAAAAGGTGGGATAGTTATGGATATATTTGATATTTTAAAAGAAGCTAAAAACCCATCTAAACCTAAAGTATTAAAAGTATCTAATACTGATACTACTGATTATACTGAAGAAATTGATGATGAAACTGTAGAAGAACCTACTGAAATCGATGCTACAAATGATGATGAATCTACTGATTATACTGCTGAAGTTGAAGAAGTAGAACCTGAAGATTCTGATGAAGATTTTGAGCAATATATTGATGATGATTCCGATGATGAATCTACTGATTATACTGACGATATAGATGTAGATCCTGATTCTGAAGAAAATGAAGATAATCCAGAAGATACTGGAGATCCAGGAGAATCTACTGATTATACTGAAGAAATTGATGGTGAAACTGGTGATGAAGGGTATGATGAAAATGCTCCCGAAGGAGAAGTTCAAGAAGAACAACCTGCTCAATCACCAGAAGATATTTTAGAAAATAAACAAAAAGCTGAATTATTAAATTCACTTATCAATTTATATTATGATCTTAATGGCATCTGTAACAAGATTGATTCTATTACACATGCACAAGCTTTAGCTAATAAAGTAATTATTCAAGTTAAACAAAATTTAACATCACTTTGTGATTATATCTATAAATATATCACTAATAGTTATAATAGTGATACGTATGTGAAAAATCTTTATGTTTATAATTATATGATTCAGTCATATAAAATTAATATAGAGATGTTACGAAAAATTAATGTAATCCAATAACTAAATTATGTACATAATAATAATTGAATGAGTTGTTTATCGTATATAAACTACTATTTTATTTTACTATAAATCTTTTAACATAAACATTAATTTAAAATATACAAATCTTATTACTGATAGTATTTGTATATTTTATACATATTCTATTGGTAAAAATCATGAAATATTTTTTATTAACACCGTACAAATATATAAAATAATAAAATGAAAGGACGTGCCTTTGATATGTATGAATATTTATCTGAAAATACTAGTAAAGTAATTGGTTCTTTCTCCCAGGATAAGAACCGTGATTTCAAGGAGGGCATCAAGCATTTGTTTGAGGGTTTCCAGTCCTCTTATCAGCTGGATGCAATTTCTGATATTTCTAAGATTTTACGTGTTGACACTCTGAAGGAAGCTTATAAGAATGAGCTGTTACAGGATGTTGCTGAAGCTCAGATTAGTGATGAGTATTATGCTACCATGCCTGAAAAGCTGGAGCAGCTGTTTGAGAACTCTTCTCTGGAGATGCTGCAGGAGTCTGGTGTTGCTGCACTGGCACCTATCGTCGGTATCACTCTGCCTATCCTGAAGAAGTCCTACATTGAAGGTCATTCTAAGGATATTGTCATGACCGAGGTTCCCACTAAGCCCATCATCAAGGCTGCTTACGAGCGTCGTTTCCTGAAGGACGCTGAGGGTAACAAGCATTACATTCCTGACATCTTCTATGATGAGTCTTATAAGACTATCATGGCTAAGGGTCGTGGTAAGCAGGTTACTGGTCAGGTTTACACTCTGCCTCTGAATGAGGAGAACATTCTGAATGCTTCCGGTGGTTCTATTGCTAGACGTGATTCTCTGGCTCTGGACTTCTGCATTAAGGCTGTTCACATGAATGTTGAGGGTTCCGTTGTTCGCGTTCCTGTCAATATTACTCCTAACCTGGCTGCTAACTCTTCCTTCACTGCTGAGGTTAAGGCTTCTAATGGTACTACCACTGTTAAGGATCTGGTCATTGGTCAGGTTGACTTCTACAATGGTACTGTTTCTGTTGGTTCTACTGCTGGTATCGCTGTTCAGGTTGAGTTCGGTGGTCATCTGTCCAATGAAAATAACAATGAGACTATTGAGCTGGATCGTGAGCGTGAACTGATGGAATGGAAGATTCCTGATGGTGTCCGTATTAACACTGGTCTGACTCTGGAAAAGATCAAGGACTACAAGGCTCTGTTTGATTTCGATATTACCACTGAAATCATTGCCGATATGTCTACTGTTCTGTCTCAGTATGAAGATAGCGAGATTCTGGGCTTCCTGAATGATAGCTATGATACTTGGAAGACTCGTGTTGATCTGCCTTTCGGTTACACTGATGGCTTTGTTGCTGAGGGTTACTTCTCTTGTGAGCCTCCTGCAAATAAGTTCGTTACTCGTTCTCAGTGGATTGATTCTGAAATGAAGTTTGACCTGAACCGTTTCATTGATGAGCTGAAGGTTAAGCTGCGTAATCAGGATCTGATGTTCGTTGTTTACGGCCATCCCAACAATGTCACTCTGATCCAGGATAATGTCCGTTGGGTCATTGATGAGGATACTAAGATTGGTGGTATTCAGCTGGATTACCGCTTTGGTGTTATGACCGCTAACAAGAACCGTATCCATGTTGTTAGCTCCATGAAGTGTCCTAAGTCTCGTGGTCTGCGTGTTGTCGCATATCCTCTGACTAAGGAAATCATCACCTTCAAGCATTATAAGTATAGCCTGAACATTGAGAATGCTTACCGTAATGCTCTGACTCCTCTGACTCCCAACGTTATGGGTACTTCTCGTTTCATTACGACTGAAGTTCTGCCTGTTCAGGGTGAGTTCCATATTTCTGAAAATCAGTTTGCACTGAAGAATCCTTCTTCTCCTGCAACTGCAATGGTTGCTACTCCTGTTATTAACCTGGCTTCCGGTGCATACACTGGTGCTCAATCTGTAACTGTTGATTGTGCAACTCCTGGTGTCAACATCTACTACACTGTTGATGGTACTGAGCCTGTCGTTGGTACTTCTCCTCTGATGAACGCTTCCATTAGTGTTGCTGCTTCTTGCACTCTGAAGGTTGTTGCTGCTAAGGCTGGCATGATTGCTTCCAACATTGTCTCTGCAGAGTACACCATTAACTAATTAAATATTTATAAATAACTCATAAACATTTGGACATAGGGTAATTTACCCTATGTCCATTTTTATTTTTATCCACAATATATTAAACTTTAATATAATAGAAAAAGGATTAATATTTAGTATATTGAAAGGAGTAATATTAAAGATGATTAATAAAAATGATGATTTATTATATATTGAGAAGTGCTTTATGTCTATTAAGAATAAAGTTGCTGTCAATGATAATTTAAATAAAATCAGTCTTGCACTGAAACGTGTATTTGATATTAATTGCACATTAACCATTGTAAATAATAATTCAAATACATTCTTCGGTATGAATGTATTTCCTTCTATTTCTACAATGGATTTAATGATTGAATCTATTATTGATAATCAATCTAATATGGATGATGTATTAAAAATCTGGCAAAAAAATAATGATTGGAATATTGAGATTGATAGTATCTTATTATATGATATGAATCTTAATGCCAATCCTCAGGAAATTACTGCAGTATTATTACATGAAATTGGTCATGTGGTATATTCTAATACTATTCCTCAGAGATTATATAAAGTTATTAAGTTCAAGATTGTTAAATTAAACTATCAGTTAAGACAATTAATTTCTACTGAAAAGATTCGTAAATTATTCAATATTGCAATTATTGAATCTTGTCATACTAAAAATTATAGGTACACAAATATTGAAACTGAAAAGACTGCTGATAAATTTGTTATTCAGTATGGATATGGTGGAGACTTAGATTCTTTTATTAATAAATTAATTAAGAGTCAAGGTAATTCTTTAGTTAATCAGACTGATAAAGAACTTGAAAATGAAATTAATATTGTAGTTAATTGGACAGTATTAAATATTACTGAATTAGAGTTTAGAAAGAAATCTTTAAGAAATGCATTAAAGGTTGAAATGTTAAAGAATCCTAGTGTATTAACTAAACAGGTTATTCAGGATATTTATAATAGTTTCTTCGGTGAATCTAATGATAAATATAGAATTTTATTATCTGAGAATGCTGGATTAACTGAAGATAAATATAATGAATTAAGAACTGATCAGATTTTAGATCAATTTGTTACTAGAGTAATGACTGAAGCTGCTAGTAATTTATTTGATAAGAATGGTAAGCTGAAAAAAATTAATCAGAATGATATTGATATCTTAGCAGTTGAATGTGAAAGAATTGAAACTGTTGATGACAAGATTTATTTATTAGATAAATTATATTCCTATATGGAATTAATCGATAGAGGTTTAGATTATATTGAATCTGCTGATAAAGATCTAGGATCTAAGGTTATGCAGTCTAAGAGAACTTTAACTGATATGAAAGAACAGTTAGAAGAACTTAGAAAAAATATATTAGCTACTAAGATTATTGATAAACAACTAACGGTCTGGGTTCGGGCCCCTAAGGGTTATGAAGGATAAATAAAAATGAGAGATAAGGAAATTAATCCTTATCTCTCATTCAATATTTTATATTCTAAACACTTTACTATTATTAATATATTTATCATTAACAACAACTTGATATTCATCTTCATAATAGATTTTATTAACTATATCTTTATCTAATTCTAATCTAATAATATTTATACCAAGTTTTAAAGCTTCTTCTTTAATTGTTTTTATACAGTTATTAAATTTTTCATTACCTTTTTCTGTAAAATAAAATGTAACTCTTTCATTAATGTCAGTATATATAATAGGAGCTTTAAGATTATTTTCAAAAAATACTATAGTGTTTAATAAATTATTATTAAATTTATCAAATATATCATCTAATCCAAGTATAATTCCAGTATGTGGATATTCACATCCAGATTCAAATTCATACCTATATAACATAGTAATCCTCCATAATTAGCAAAAATTATTATGTATATCTATATAGATAATATATATTTTTATTCATTATTATTTTGTTACAGAGTATAATTTTAACATTTTTGTAATCGATAAATATTATAAAGGAGGAGAATAATGTCAAGAAATTTTATCTACGATGTTAATACTACAAATATCTCATTTGTACAAACTGCCGTAGACTTAAAGAAATTAGGAATTAAGAATAACATGTTCTTCTTAAAGTTGTATGATCCTTCTTTAAGAGGAGTAGATCCACATTCTCCATTTTTAAGTGATGATCAAATCGTTCGTATTATTAATGAGTGTATTATCAATCCTTGGTACTTTTTACGAGAAGTTGCTAGAATTCCTGACCAAGGCAACCCTAAAGGTGTTCCTTATCTTTTAAATAGAGCAAACTTAGCAGCTACTTGGTGTTTTATTAATGGTATTGATAATTACTTAGTTATTCCTCGTCAGATTGGTAAAACAGAATCTACTGTTGCCAATATAAACTGGGCATTCTTATTCGGTTCTACTAATGCAGAAATGATGTTCTTAAATATTACTGCAGAACGTGCAATTGCTAACTTAACTAAAGTAAAAGACCAAAGAGCATTATTGCCAGCATACTTACAATTCAAGATTGCTTTTGATGATGATGGTAAAGAAATTAAAGGTGTTGACAATACTAAGACATTAAAGAACGCTTCTAATGGTAATAGTATTGTTACTAAACCTTCAGCTCGTGGTATTGAATCTGCTGAAAGAATTGGTCGTGGTTCTTCACAAGTTATTCAATACTATGATGAATTCGAATTCATATCATATATTAAAACTATTATGGCAGCATCGGGTCAAACGGGCCTTCACAATTGTTATATTGTGATAACTCTCTTAATTGCGGGAAACTCCTTAAGTTTATAACTACTAAACTAATATAGTGATATATTAGTGGCGATGGGTAATTCCAAAGGTATAGTAAAAAGGTTATAAGATTGGACAATCCGCAGCTAATATTTTAAAAATTATTCAATTATGAACAGATATTTATTATTAAAATTATTGTAGAATAGGATGATGTGTTATGTATATAATTATTGATGATGAACCTGAAAGGTTTGTCGATGCACGATATCCAGGATTGAAAAATAATTATGAAATAAGTAATTATGGAAATGTCAGAAATAAAAAAACTGGTAAACTTAAACGTATTAATTCCAGAGATCAAGATGGATATATTAGAGGTACTTTTAAAGCCGAAGATGGCACAACAATGTATATTTATTTACATCGTTTAGTTGCTTTTAATTTTTGTGATGGGTATGATGAAACTACCGATAAAATTTTTGTAAATCATCTTGATACAATTCGTGACCATAATTATTATAAAAATTTAGAATGGACAACACAATCTGAAAATAATAAACATTCGTATAGACATGGATCTGCGAAACCACATATAAATCATTTATATGGTGAATCTAATGGTTTTTGTGTTTATTCTGATGAGCTAACACATCAAGTTTGTAAATTATTTGCTGACGGATTTGATGTTCCAGATGTTATGGAAGTTCTTGGATACAGTAAATGTGGTGATAATTTAAAATTATATTATTTTTTGAGACATGTCAAAAAACGTAGACTTAGAAAAAATATATCTGCTCATTATAATTTTTAAAATACAGTTCAACGACTATCGAAAAGGTATCATAAGAGAAATACTTATGAGAGTAACTGAGTAGAGTACATTCCTTTTCATAAAAAAAGAAAAAGAATGGAAATGGAGAGCATTTTATATATGGTGATAGTATATAAGATGAAGATATAGTCTATTTTTTATAGAAATATAAAAAAGCCTGCATATTCAACGGCATCTGAAAATGCAAAAAGGAACAATTCTATTCATTGTCGGATACTAACAAGTACTCCTGGAGATCTCGACTCCCAGGCAGGTATGGATGCATTAGAGATTATTGAAAATACTTGTAAATTCTCTGAAACATTTTATGATAAACCTATTGAAGATGTATATGATTATATTGAAACCAACTCTATTAACCGAATTGTTTATATTGAATTTCAGTATCAGCAGTTAGGTAAAGATGAAGCATGGTTTAATAAAGTATGTGCATATCTTAATGGTGATAAATTAAAAATTCAACGAGAGATATTCTTAAGACGTAAAATAAATAAGCGTCATATCATAGTAATATGATATATGAATTTCCTTAATTGCTGGAAAGTCTATATGAATAGATAATCAGCAGCCAAGCTAAAAAAATAAAAAAAAGAAATGGTGCCTGTTCACCATTCCTTATTCCAGGACTCACCCTGAACTACTATTACTAGTAGGATTTGTGCAGTTTCATCCTTCAGATTTCTGTTAGGATGCTCTACCGTTTCGATCTCAGGATTTCAGATCTACTCCTCAATGGGATGCACTAACTACCTTAATAAGGTTAGCTTGTCTATTCCTTAGATGATAGGATTTCAACAACTTTGGTAGAGTTAATTTTGTGATCTGTATATTTGATCACAAATAAGTATAATGACATAAAGTATATTTCTATATCTATGTCATATAAATAATATATATTTATAATTGGTGAGTTTACGGAAAATTATTTTTTAGAAGGTTCAACGACTATAGTATTTAAATAAATATTAATAGGAAACTCCTTATTAAAGGATGAAGATATAGTCTAAACTATATAGAAATATATAGAAGTTCTTAAATGAACTATATAGAATTAATACTTCTATATGAATATATTTGATGCACGGTAGCTCTCAGTCCCCTTATGATCCTGAAGATCTTGATGCTATTCAGGATAGAAAAGGTACTATTAAAGAAGAAATTTATATTAATAGAATTTTTAAATTAGATGTATATGAACCATTAGATAAAAAAAGAATATATTTTGTTGGTGTTGATGTTTCAAATGGTTATGGATTGGATAACTCTGCTGTTACTGTTTGGGATCCTTATACATTAAAAACTGTTGCAGAATTTAAATCTCCACATATTGGTGTTAAAGACTTAATTAAATTCTTATATATCTTAGTAATGAAATATTTACCTAGATCTATACTTGCTATCGAAAGAAATGCTAACGGTGAAGCTGTTCTTGACCATTTAAGAGATAGTGAAATTAGAGGTAATCTATATTATGATAATAATAAAGAATTAATTAATAATGTTGATGATAAATTAGATGGTCAAGGTTTTATTAGACAAGAAGCTGCTAGACGCAAACTATATGGCATCTGGACGGGAGGTAAATCTCGTGATGTTATGTTCTCACTTCTTGATGATTATGTAAAAGAGCATAAGGAATCATTCGTTGGTGCTAATGTAATTGATGATTTAATGAAATTAGTTCGTATACGTTCGAAGATTCAGGCAATCTCAGGAGCACATGATGACTCTATTATGTCCTTCTTAATGTGTTTATATCTTTATTACTATGGTAATAATTTAGCACGTTATGGATTTACTAGAGGTGTTCTTCCTGAAGAGGAAGAAAGAAATAAAGGAATGGATTATGGTGAAATTGTTAATGCTTTATCTGATAATGATAGAGAATTTTTAGGAATTAATACACAGAATGATAATAATTTTAATATGGAAATTGATATGCGATCAATGATTCAAGAAAAACGTGGATTATTGAGCAGAGCAGATTTACATAATGAGATTAGTTATGCTGATGGAAACAAAAAAAAGTATGAACCTAAATTAGATCCATATTCAATGAAATTATATAATGAAATGCAAAAAGCACAAAGAGAATCTGAAGAATTTAATAATCGTGTAGGATTCATGAATACATATAGAAGTATGGATGAAACTGGTCATGAAGATTATGGTTTTTCTTTAGATTTATTTGATGATTTGAATAGTTAAAAAATAAAGTGGTTAATGGGAAAAATTCCATTAACCACTTTATTATTTATTCAGTCTCTTTTAGACTTAAATGGAAAATGTCATCTGTGATACTTTCCTCAGTTTCAATATCTTTAATACTGATAATATCACAGTCATATACAATACTGTATCGACGAGATGTTACTATACATTTGCCTGATTTTTGTTTAACACTATAATCAGAATTAAACCATGTATAATCAAAAATTTTATTTTTTGACTGAATAAATTTATCATATGCTGCATTAGATAAATTCTCAGTCAGGAATCTTTCAATACCCATTAATATCATTCCTCCCTATCAGTAATGGACACAGTTTTATTCACATGGTCAATACTAACTTTAATATTGATATTGAATTTATATCCACTGATCCTATATTCCCTAAAAATTCTAAGTATAGAATTCAGGGTTGCTCCAATTGCAAACAGTCTGCGAGTTTCCTTTTCAGGAATTTCATCATCAGGCAAAGTTGCCATATATTCTCTAACACTGATGACTTTAAAAGTTTCAGGATCGATATCATAGATACCTCCCCTACATTTAGCATATGCCAAATCTCTATCAGACAAGAGATTCAAATATTCCAAACATACTGACAACTTACTGCTATATTTCATATAGTATCCCCAATCTTCAGTTGTCACTGTAGCTCGGTCTAAGTTCATCATTTTACAAAAACCATCAACAATGGAATTTGCGTACATTCTTTTAGTCATTACAGTTTGTTCCATAATAATTTCTCCCCTATATTAAAAATTATATTTATATATTTGCTATATTAATAATATATACTTATAATATTATAATATACTAATATAGATTTTAATTTATTATGTAACATTTTGGTAATTAAAATATAAGCATGGAAAGGGCGGTTTTAAAATATATGTCACTTTTTTATGATAAAGACGAATATGAATTAGCCACATCAACTGAAATGGAATCATTATTAGCAGAACTTCCTTTTGATTTAATTAAAGAAAGTATTATTGAACAAATTAATGATCCTGTTAATTCTTCTACGAATTATATTGATGTGATTTTAGATAAATGTGAAGTATATAGAGAAGAGTTTAAAGATAATGAAGAACTTATTGCCGAATTAAACGAAAAGCTTATTGAGTTCTTTACTTTTATTATGGATAATATTAATAATAAATTTGAATTAGGTTTAGATATTGAAAGTATTTCTTCTTATTCAAATGCTGTAGATATCGGAGAATCTATTTATAAATATTTTATTCTTAGATATCATAAAAATATTACTAGATTTTTTACAAAATATATTTTCAATAATAAGAGAGTTATTTGTGAACATTTTAGTGATTCACTTAATCAGAAGAAAGATGTTTCTACCTTAGCATATAAGAAACAGATTAAAAATCCTGAGGATTTATGTATCATCACGAATCTATCTTCTATTATTAAATATATTATTGATTTGGATATTGATCCTATCGATTTTATTAATCTTAGTGCAAATCAAGAAAATTATGATGCCTGTGTAATTAAAGGATTAATTTCTTCTAGTAGATTAATTGGTGATTTTGTGCCTTCATATATTAATTTATGTGTTGATTCGCATGATTATATATTAGATGAGCTTCATACTGATATTAGATTAAAGATTATGAAGAAAATTGAAAAATAATATTATTGGAGGATAATGAAATATGGATACTGAACGTAATAATGAAACTGTAGAAACTGCGGAAGTTATGCAGTTATCTGCGATGGATGAAGAAAACGTTGTAGAAGTTAAAGATACTACTGATAATGATTTCATTAATGATGAAAATGTAGATGCATTTAAGTTGTTAAATTTAAAGTCTAGAATTAATGATATTAATTCTATCGTAGAATCTGTAAATAAGAAACAAAATGAATTATTTAATGAACTTGGTGATTTTGATTTCATTGATAAAAATATTGAAAATGTATCTGAAGAAGACATTGACAATATGACAGATGAAGAAATTGATACATTATTGACTGATGAAGAAGGTAATGTTACTGAATTTGCTGTTTCATTTAAGACTATTAGAGAATTAAATCAGTTTAAGCGTGAATTCCTTATTATGAGAAAACAAACTCTTGAATCTTTCAAGAAGTTTGACGAGGAAATTGCTAAACTGAATGCTGAAATTGCTGAATCTCAGGAAGAATTTGATAAGTTGGTTAATACCTTTGGTAATGTATCTAATTTAATTAGATTTAATCTTACTGAAAGATTAGAGAAGGCTGAGACTGATGAACAGAAAGAGTTATTTACTAAGTTAATTACTTCTTTCGATAATGGTATAAACCTTGATAATCTGAAAGATTATTGTAAGAGTTATAAGGGTGCTAATATTCTTTGGGATCATAAGGATGATAAAAAGGCAACTTATATATATAGACGTTATCTTAAGGTTATTAAGAGTCTTGATATTAAGACCGATCTTACTAAGTTTAATTTCCTTGAAAAAAGATTCCTCGATAAAGATTATCAAGAAAGAGATAATATCTTTGTCTTTGCAGTAATTCATTATATTTCTTCTTGGCATAATAAGTCATATACCAAAGCAGATGGATTATTCCTCACTCAATTTACTATTAACTTAAAGAACCTCTTCTATAATAAATTTGATAAAGAAGAGGATAAAAATAGATTTATTAATAATATTATTGATGTTATTAAAATTATAGGATAAGACTAAAACAAAAGGATAAGAAGGAGTTATTTTCCTTCTTATCCTTATTATTTTTTTAAATTTTAAGGGGGAGAATATATGTTAAAAACCTTTTTAAAAGATAATGGTGAAAGTATTATCTTTACTGGTTATTATATGGAAATTTATATCCCCGAAAATTATTTTTCCACAGGTATGGCAGAAATTGAAGGTACTGTTATTAAAACATTTGGTCTTTTGAATTGTATTGTTAAAGATAAAAATGATAAAATATTAGTAAAGTCTATGATGAATCTTCCGACTACTATTATTTTACATTTCAATGATATGTATAGAACTAAAGTTAATTTATTTAACGATAAGAATAGTGAACCTGATTCTTATCGAGTTCTTAAGTATTATAATAATGATATGATCATGGCAAATGTTGTACAAAAGGATTCTACATCTGCTGAATTATTTGTTAAATTAGTTTTCGGTGGTAAACTCACAAATATTCCATATGATAAATTATTATCAATATGGGAGAAAAACCTTGATTTAAATGGTGTTAATTTAGGAGTCCCGTCATCTATATTAGAGTTAATATTGGCTGAAATTTATCGTAACCCAACAAATCCTAATGAGAAGTTTTCTAAATATATTAATGCTAATCCTACAGCATCTAAGACATATTATAGAGCTTCTAATATTAGAGAAATTTGTTCTAGAAATTCGACATTTGCAGCTCTTACATTTGAAGACTTTGATACAATGATGACTGCTTCCTTAAATATGAATAAATACAATAAAAAACAGGTCGAATCACCTATTGAAAAAGTAATTAAAATGTAAAATAATCGTTATCTAGCTTTAAAACAATATTATAAAATAATAAAAAGGAGGTTATTAATTATGCCTAGATCTGGTCAGATCGTACCTGAATATTTAACTCCGCATGTTAAAACATATATTAATGACAATTCCGTTTTTACTTCCAATGAGACTACTCAGAGTGAAAATGGTGTCAGATTATTAACTGTATTTGCATCTGCTAAGGGTGAAGATGGTGTAATCAAGGCCGTTACCAGTATTAGTGATTATCTGGAAGAGTATGGTACTCCTAACTTTAATCTCTATGGTCAGCCCTGCTATATGCCTTATGCTGCTCTTAGTTCTGGTAATGCAAAGTGCTATTGTATGAGAGTTATGCCTCAGACTGCAACTTATGCAAATGTTATTATTTCTGCATATACGCAGGTTGCTGAGAATCCTGAAACTGGTCTTAGAAACTTTAAGGTTAAGTTTGTTGCTACCCCTGTTTCTAATATCACTAACAAAGAGACTATGATGTTAAAGATGCAGGAACATGCAAGCTATCCTCCTGAGGAAGTAACTGTTCGTGGTGAGCAATATAATGTCTTCCCTCTGTTCTCTGTTATTTCTAAGGGTCGTGGTCAGTATGGTAATGCATATCGTATCCGTATTGTCTCTGACAATTTAATGAATCAGGATAATGAATTTACTAACTATATCTTTGAAGTTTTAGATAGTAGCTCTGGTAATATTGTTCTGAAAGAACAGCATCGTGGTGGTTTTAACTATGATGCTATTGTTGATATGAGATCTTTACTGTTTGATGATGTCATTGCTGATCCTACCAATGGTAGTAAGAAGATTGACTTCGTTACTAACACTGAAGGTTTCGATAATCTGTATGCAACTTATAAAGAGTTTGTTACTACTGAAATGCAGCAGACTGTTGCAGATTTCTCTATCTGCGATATGTTCTTAGGTAAGACTAAGACTGGTGCTGACATGGTCGGTTATGTTATTGACTCTGAAGCAATTGATTTTGCTGCATTAGATTCTACTATCGGTGTTGCTTTAGGTAATGGTGATGATTCTACCTTTGCTTCTAACTATACTCCTGTGGTAGATTCTGAAGGCAATGTTGGTCCTACTCGTCAACAGTCTATTGATGAAGCCTATATTAAGGCATTTAATGGTGACTTCGATATTGGTATTCGTAGTAAGAGAAGTGTTCCTTGTGAATTGATTCTCGATGCTAACTATTCTGAAGAAGTTAAGTTAAAGCTGGCTGAATTAGCATTACATCGTTATGATGCTCGTTGTGTTATTGATGCTGGTATTTTAACTACTGTTTCTGCTGCTTCTAATTGGGTTACCAGAGAAACTATTAAGTCTATTGCAGATTGTGTTATTAGTAAGGAATGTCAGCATTATAAGATTCGTGATCCTTTCACTGGTCGTGTAATTCCTGTTACTATGACTTATTTCTTAGCTGAGAACTTACCTACTCACTATCGTACTGCTGGTAATCATATTCCTTTTGTTGGTGAACGTTATACTCAGATCACCAATCATGTTCGTAATTCTCTGAAACCTGCAATTGATGCTGATAATCTTGCTGTTAAGGAAGTTCTGTATACTAATCATTGTAATTTCTTCGAGTGTATTGCTGAAGATAATTTTGTGCGTGGTACTCAGAGCACTTCCCAGCTTGCATTATCTGATCTTTCCGAAGAAAATAATGTTGCAGTTATGTTAGAGATGAAGAGAATGCTCGAAGAGTTTGTTAGTGCAAATCTCTTTAACTTCTCTGAAGCTGAAGACCGTTTACGTTTCACTGAAGATGCAACTCGTATGTTTGCTGATTTCAGAGGTAGCAAGGTCAGCAGCTATGAAGTTTACTTTGATATGAATGCCTTCGAAGCACAGAGATCTATTTTACATTGTTATTTAGCTGTTGTCTTCAGAGGTATTTCTAAGCGTGGTATTATTGAAATCGATATCAATAAACGTACCTAATTCTTTAAGAAAGGAGTTAGTATAATATGGCAGAAGTAATTAATACTTTACAGTCTGGTATTAAAAAGTATAGTAAGAATGATATTACAAATTATTCTTTATTCTTAGGTGGCTTAAATGCTACTCAGCAGGCATTAGCACAGTATGACCCTCTTAAGACTGGTTATGCTCGAATTTTCTTTATTAAAATGCCTGTATTTATGGAAAAGCTTTTACCTAGTGAGACGAAAAATTTCCGTCATCTGTTAGAGTATGGCTTTACTAGTATTCAGGGTATTGGTAACACTGAGCTTAATATGGATCAGATTACTGGTGGTTATGCAGGTCGTTCTTTCGATGTTGCAACTACTGCTACTGATAGCACTCAGAACGTTACTATTTCTCTGTATGAATTTGCAGGTTCTCCTGTTAGAGAATATTTAGATATGTGGATTAGTGGTATCTCTGATCCGTATACTGGCTTAGGTCATTACCATGGTGTCATGGATATTGATAATACTGTTAGATATTCTCAGGCGAACCATGTTGCTGAAGCAATTTATGTTGTTACTGATCCTACGGGTCGTTCCGATGGTATTGAGTATGCAGCATTATTATCCAATATGATGCCTAAATCTGTACAGCAGGACCACTTCAATTATGATTCTGGTCAGCATCCTATTGTTACTATGCAGTGTGAGTTTAGCTGTGTTAAGTATCAGTCTCCTCAGATTAATACTATTGCTAAGGCTCTGATTGATAAGTTCCAGGTTATGCGTGATTATCTTGACTTCGAGAGTCAGTATACTACTAATCAGGTTGATAATATGACTAAGAACTGGATTTATAACTGGCCTAAGGATAAGGGTCATAATAAGGGCTTAACTCCTCCCGCTGGTGTATAATACAAAAAAAATAATTATATCCCCATACAGGAAATCCTGTATGGGGATTTTTTAATATCTAAATACCTTATTAGGTCTATATCTATGATAATTTTCTTCATATTCATTATGAGAACTATCATGTTCACTTTTAACATTTTTCAATGTATTATAATTAGTTTCTAATGCTTCTTCAATAGATTTAGTATTATCACTAATTAACATATATTGTGTAGATATCATTAATTCCTTTAAATTAGCCATTGATAAATCATCACTATATTTAACAAATAAATCTACAATATTTAATTCAGTATTATCACTATTATCCTTATGAATTTTATATCCTGTTAAAATATCACCAATCTTACAAGATCTAAAGAATGCTCTTCTAATATTTTCATTCGGATTAGGAATCTTATACATTCTATCAAATCTACCTGATCTATTAACAAAAGCAGGATCGATTCTTTCTGGATAGTTACTAGTACCAATGAAATAAATTCCAGATTTCATATTAATACCATCTAGGATATTGAGAAATTCCGAACGGTTATTATTTAAAATTACACTATCAATGTCTTCAATAACAATAATAGTAGGTTTTTCTTTTAAAGCATTAATTAATTCAGATAATACAAAAGTTACTCTAGGAGTATTAGGATTGATAATAATAGTTGTTACATTAGACAATTGTCTAATAATTTCTCTAATCATAGCAGTTTTACCATTACCAGGTTCACCATGAATGATAACTCCTCTTTTATATAAGATATTCATTTTCTTATATAATTCCTTAGTATCTTTTTTAAAGAATAACTTAATGTCATTCATAACATTAAATAACTCGCTTTCAGTATCATATACTAAGTTTTCTTTAGGAAGTTTTTTCTTCTGAATAGAAACAATTTTATCTTCATCGTTCATAGGACTGGAAACTTCAATATATTCTTTTTTCTTACATTTAAAATTAACACTATTGAAAATTCCAGAAGATTTATTAGATTCTAATAATGGTACAACTTTTTTATTAAACTTACTATAGTTTTCTTTATCAATTAACATTAAAATTTTTACATAATATTTTTGTACTGAATAGATAGCAATAGCATTATATTTCTCAGATATAGCAATAACATCAGTTTTTTCATAAGATAAATAAATGTCTGAATCATAAAATGCGTTCTTTTGTGGTAAAATATTAGGGAATTTATGCGCATTACCGATAACTTCAAACTTAAATGTATCTAAAAAGTTCTGTAATTTATGGTTTTCCCAAATATTAAAACTTACTTTATAATATTCATCCTCTTCAAGACCAATATCAAAACCATCAATGATACTATTTACTAAAGTTAATAACCCTTGCTCAACAATTTCACTATTATAATCTAACATGTTTTCATTATCTCCTTTATTTATTATTAAATAAATGTATTATTCATAGTAATAATATATATTTGAATAATATATTAAATATCCCTATACAGAATTAACTGTATAGGGATTATAGTTATTAATATTCTTGATTATTATCTGAAGGTTTAGCTTTAGCTTCTGCATCTTCTTTTGCAATTTCAACTTTAGCATTTTTAATTGCTTCATCAGCATCATCCCAATCAATCATCGGGAGATACTTCTTAGCAAGATTCTTATATACCTTATCTTTAATTCTGTTAGAATCTTGTGTCTGATCGGCATTCTCACCAGTCATAATCTTAATAATATAAGATACGACCTGATCAGTATTATTTAAAATATCAGAGATATTAGTAGTATTAAGGGTCTTAGGAGGATTGAAGATAAATTCAAAACTCTCAATTAATTCTTCGGGAATAGACGTGTTAGAGAATTTAATAATCTTCTTATATAATTCAGTAGTAGGATCATTTAAATCCATCTGATAAGAAATAACACGACCAACGAACTTAGAATTTGCCATAGTTAAGGTTCTGGCATAATCTGCTTCATTAATATAGTTCATAATTACTGAAGGGACACCAGTGCCGTTAACCATGTTAGTTCTTAACATTTCCATTAAATCAGTATTTAATGGTACATCTTGACCTTGTAAAATATCAAACTCTATTCCTCGTTCACCACTTCGTCCAACGGGGATAAAGATTTCCTTGTATGCGCCGATTTTCGAGATTATAGAATTGTAGTTTAATAAATCCATGAAGTTAATCTGTCTACCTTTGACAGATCTTGCAACTTCTTGAATTTTATTTGTAATATTAGTATCCATACCAGAGTTTTTAACATAATATACTCTTTGGTCATTAGACTTACTAACAATAGATACCATTTTGAAAATTAACAATGCTAAATATAATTTAGCATAGAATAATGCTTTAGTTAATACAGACTGACCATTTCCATCAGCATCCTCATTAACTTTAAATTCAACCACATAATCAGCAGGAATAAACTGGAATTTAATTTGCTTTTTATATAAATTATTATATAATAAAGCATTAAAAATCATATCTTTAAACTGAATATTATTCTCTAAGAATTTCTTATCAAAAGATTTAACAATTTTATCTGTAATCTTTCCTAAGAACATAGTTTCAACATCTTCAGTATTCTGATAATTTTGTCCAGATGTTGCATTAGTAACTTTAATAGTTGTAGAGAATGGAGATTTATTAACTTGGAAATCAGTTGCATGAATATAGTAGTATCCAATCACAGTGTCAAGAATCTTTACAGGGATCATCTTTTTAGGTTCAATATATTTTAAATAACATTCAGTAATATTATCAAACTTATCACCTTTTTTGGATGTATCAACTGTACCATCAACAGAAAGATGTTTATCATTTTCAGATTCTTGTTTTTTCACAATATCTTTTTTCTTCTTAGTAAATTTTTCATTATCTACTAATTCAGAAATATCAACACCTTCTAATAACGGAATAGAACATACATCATTATATACTTCAATATTATCAGTATATTCCTTAGCAATTTCAATAACATTATTTTTCTTAATATCAATACCAATTTTAGCATCAATATTAGATAAATCCTTTGTTAAGTTTTCCAAGAAAGATTCATCAATACTTTCACTAATAACAGTCTTTTTAAAAGGATCTTTAATTTTCTTATCATATTGCTCTTGGAATAATTTAGAATATGGACAGCAATATACATAATAATTACCGTATTTTAATGTATTAGGAACAACCATATTCTTAAGTTTAATTAATAATTTAAATTTTCTTTCCAATTCTTCTACAGTTTTAATATAATTACTTATGTTCTCATCACCAATAGAATTTTTGAAATTAAGTGTTCTTGAAACTGTAGTAGAAATATCATCAGATGTAATAATAGCATCACGAGTGGTCATAACCGCTTCTTCAAGTTCAAACAATTGAGAAGTAATCATTTCCAAATCTTCATATAAAAGATTTTTATTCTGATATCTCTGTTGGAAGAATTGGAACAATCCCGCTCCATCATTTTCAAATATATCATTTAATGATTTATCATTGGTTTTAGTTTTATTATCAAAATCATTAAATAATTTAACCATGAAGGTTGACATATCATCTGAAGTAATACTTTTCGTATTAGTTAATTCAGCATTAATAATTTTATCAACTTCACGCTGTAAAACTTTTAATTCAGTATTATTAGCTGGACCAGTACCTGTAATACTAGTTGCAATATCAATCAATGCATCATTAAATGTATTATTTAAATCTAATAATTCTTTTTTAACTTTTTCATTACTTCTATTATTTTCTTTTTTATTTTCAGCCATAATATTTATTTCACAACCTTTCTATGAGGTCTGTATACATTCCAATATACAATCATTAATTAATTGTTTTCGGACTATTAATATACAAAAAAAGAAAGAGTCATAGAAATTAATCTATGACTCTTTATTCTTACATATGTAAACAAGTATAGATATGATAACTTGTACAATATGCTCTTCTTACCTTAATTCCTAAATAGAATAAGGATTTATCCTTAGTATGATCAAAGAAATCCAATACTACTTCATGAGATTTCTTTAATCCAGGAATAACTTCTTTAGTTATTCTTGTTTTATACTTATTTTTACGAATATTTTTATATTCATTATTAACTAAATCGATAGTGTCTTCCGTAGAAAGAATAGTAAACGTACTATTAGATTTATTATCTTCTACCATCAAGTTTATTAATGACATATATTCCATTAATTCATTTGATAATTGACTCCATCTAAAACTAATCATATCGCCAATTTTAAATAAAGATTCTTCTCCACCAAGATATATAATATTATCGATTATTCTAATACAAGTTATAATCTTTTTATTATTCTTAATAGTTTCAAATAAATCTTTACTATTAATTCTAATAACATAACTATCTGGATATTCAAAGAACATTTTAAATTGAGTATGAACCATATGGGTTCCTTTACGAAGAATAGAATCCCCATAAATAAATCCATTATCAAGAATAATATAATTATTAAATATAGTTTTTAAATCTTGATTAAGATTATTTAATTTATTTAATTCACCTTTTTTGAATTCGTATATCATAATAAATTACTCCTTTTAAGTTTTTATCATATAGTTATAATATATATTTAAAATTAATACAAAAAAAAGAAAGACTCATTAAGAGTCTTTCTTTTTTGTTAGTTGTAGTATAATCCCAATTTCCTAGCCCTAGACACACAAGCACTTTTAGTTCTACCAGGTAATCTTTCTGCAACATCTTCACCTTCAATAGGATAATACTTCTTAAGAATTTCATCCTCTTCAGGT